GCTGCAGTTGAGGAATAAATGAATAGACGTTGATTATAAACAAATTAGGCGGTAAGTCTTGATAATAAAGGCTTTACCGCCTAATTTAGTTTTGGGAGGTCGGAGCATTTAGATACACTAATTGAGTCTAAATGCGCCAATTTGTTTACACCGAGTTTACAAGTTTCAGAAGGGTGTTTACACCTGTTTACACCTGTTTACAACAAAATGCGTATGGCAACATTCAAAGTATGCGTAAGGAAGCAGCGCAATGATGGCTTCTACCCAGTCTATATCCGAGTGACACACAACAGGTCTATCGGCTACATAAAGACTGGCAAACTTGTTAATGATGCAGGACTAAGGCAAGGCGAGATTACAGACCCCTATGTGATGAAGTTCTGCTCAAACCGTATTGTGGCATACGTCGAGCGACTGAACAAAGTATGGGCAGACCATTGGACGCTGAAAGACGTACTGGAGTACATTCAGCAGGAAGACGAGGACATCTGCTTCTCTGACTATGCACGACTGCACCATGACCGCATGATAAACAATGGGCAGGTGCGTAATGCCCGAAACTACGAACTGGCATATCAACACCTCGAAAGGTATGCAGGCACCACGAAGGTGATGTTCTCTCACATGACATCTGCATTTGTGAACGCATGGATCGCTACACTCACGAAGACACACAGAGCGAAGGAAATGTATCCTGTTTGCATCCGTCAGATATTTAGAGCTGCCATCAAGGAGTATAACGATTATGACACAGGCATTATTCGCATCAAGACAAATCCGTGGATGAAGGTGAAGATACCTTCTGCTGACAGACCAGAGCATATCGCCATAACACCGCAGGCGTGCCGTGCCTTCTTCTCTGCCCCTCTGCCCGAGAGCCGTTACAAGTCGCCATTACCAGAGCTGGGAAGAGACGTTGCAATGATGATACTCTGTTTAGGCGGCATCAACACCGTTGACCTCTACAACTTGCAGAAGAAAGACTACTACGACGGCATCATCCACTACAAGAGAGCTAAGACCAGGGGAAGCCGACGAGACGAGGCATACATGGAAATGCGTGTGCCGCCAATTCTCCTGCCTCTCGTAGACAAGTATCTTGCGGATGGTGACGACCCATGTTTGTTCAACTTCCACAATAGGCACACGACATCAGACAGCTTTGGTGCCAACGTGAATATTGGCATCAAGGCTATTTGCAAAAGCATGGGAATGGAGAAGGAAGATTTCTATTGCGTCTATACTTTCCGTCACACTTGGGGTACCATTGCGCAGAATGACTGTGGCGCAAGCATGGCTGAGGTAGCTTTTGGCATGAACCACACAAGCGGACACACAGTTACCAGAGGCTATGTTGTGATTGACTTCACACCAGCATGGGAGTTGAACGAGAAAGTTGTGGATTATGTCTTCTTCACCGACAAGGATAGCCACCGTCAGCACCACTACGAAGATGTTTCCTTTGAGAAGTTCAGCACCAAACAGATGATGAGGGGAACCGTTTACTTCAAGGGTAAGACGTTAGGCGAAGTGCAAGACATCGGTTTCAGTAACGTGAACGAGATAATTGCAAAGCTGGTGCCTTTCATCCCAGACGATGTGCCAATGAGAAGCATTGTGCAGTTCAAGATTGAGAATTGTGACAAGCAGCAGGTCGTCGTATATGAACGTCAGAAGGGCAAAGGTTTCTGACAACACACAATGGCAATGTCTAAAAACGGCATTGCCTTTTTTCTTTCCAGACTTTCGAGAATTGGAAAGGATTGGATTTCTCTCACGCACGCACACGCACGCACGTAGGAGTCGTCGTCGTCTTTTTCTTTTTCTTTTTCTTTTTCTTTTATAGGGGGTGTGGGGGATTTTTTTCTTTTTCTTTTTCGTTTTCTTTTTGAAAAAGCATTTGCTTTTCAAAACAAAAGCAATTGCTTTCTTAATAAAAAGCATTTGCTTTTCAAAACAAAAGCAATTGCTTTTTGTAAAAGCCAAATTGCAATATAGAGTTTGCAAAATAGGTATAATAAAAAAGCAAATGCTTTATAAAACAAAAGCAAATGCTTTTCAACAAAAAAGCTATTGCTTTCTGAAATAAAAGCAAATGCTTTATAAATAAAAAGCAAATGCTTTTTGCCTCGTGCGTGCGTACATTATATATGTACTAAAAGGCGAACAGCATTTGCAAGTCCAAAATAGATTTATTTAGAAGGTGGAGTATCATTCTCCTCTGACAGCTCACGCAGCTTCTGTTCGATGGTGATCTTCGTTGCCTTGTTGTTGAAGTCCACACTCGTAGACTGCATCTTCGGCAAGATGTACTGCATCATCTTCTCGGCACACTGGATGCGGTCTTTAGGTTCGAGGGCAAGGAAGTCGGCAGTCATTAGACCACTCTCCTGGTAGTCGCCAAGCATGTCGGAGAGGATTTCTTTTGTGACGGTTGTCACTTTATTCTGCGTGCCCTTCTGTCTTCCTCCAGTCTTCTTGCGTTTCACACGCTCCTGCATGTTTTGCTCTGGATTTAATGGTAGGTCGTTGTCTTGTGTTTGCTCTTGTGATTGTGTAGGCACAAGAGCTTCTTTGTTGGCTGTTCTTGCTTTCTTGACAGGAGCAGCCTTTTTTGTATTCTTTCTTGTAACCATGCGTAAATAAATAAAAGTTAGTTGCAAAGGTAGTTCGTTATTTTTGCAACAATTATTTATTTCTTTATAGTAAACTAAATAGTAAACAATATGGGACTTATAGGAGCAGGATTAGGCGCTGTAGGCGCTGTCTTCGGTGGCATCAAGGCGAGTCAAGCCATGAAACAATTATCAAGAAACATTAATAAGCAAATGCAGCAGAATCAAGATTGGTATGACCGTCGTTACAACGAGGATGCTACACAGCGTGCAGATGCGCAACGTATTCTTGCAAAGACCGAAGAGAGTATTAAGCAGCGCAACAAGGCTGCAACAGGTAGAGCAGCTGTTATGGGTGCCACTGATGAGAGCGTGGCAGCAGAGAAGGAAGCTAATTCTCAGGCATTGGCTGACGCTACAGGTCAGATTGCAGCTAATGCAGATGCGAGGAAAGATGCTATTGAGCAGCAATACCAGGCAAGGAAGAATGAGCTTGAGAGTCAGAAGATGCAGTTGCAGCAACAGAAGGCGCAATCTATTAGTCAAGCTATACAGGGTGTGACAAGTGCAGCTGGTAACATGGACCTCGGAACTATTAAGTATGGCAAGGATAAGGAGTTGGGCTTATGATAAGTACTAAAGAACAAATACTTGGTGCTCCACAAGAGAACACTCATAGCACAGTGGCAGAGGTGGCAGCACCTCCAGTGCAGGCACCTGTTCCAAATGGCGGTACGGCACCAACAGGCAATGATGGTAACGCAGCGCCTGTTAATGATGGTAGCGCTATTGTTGGCGCTCCTGCTACAGTCCCTGTTGGTGCTGTTACTCCACCTTCTTCACATGTCAACGCCAACGCCGGCACGGCAGGTTCCGCTTTCCCTACATATGATTGGAATACTGGCACCATGAAAGAAAATGAGCAGCAACCTATTACGGTTCCTTATGAGCCTGGTAAGGAGCCGAAGGATGCAGTGCCAGTTACCAAGAAGGCTCCATTGCCAACTCCTGCTGGTGCCCAACCTCCCGAGGCAGCTCCTGCAAAGGCTCCAGAACGTAAAATGTCATACGTTGAAATGTTTCAGCGGATGTCGCCTTACAAGCCACCAACGGCAGAGGAACTGGAGAAGGAACGCAAGAAGGAGAAGCGTGATAAGGTGTTTGCAGCCATTGGCGACGGCATTGCAGCGCTTTCAAATTTGTATTTCACTACTAAAGGTGCTCCTAATGCTTTTGATCCAAGAAATAGTCTAAGCGAGAAGGCAAGAGAGCGGTGGGATAAACTCAATAAAGAACGTGAGGAGAACGCTCGCTATTACATGCAGGAAGCGATGAAGGCGCAAGCTCTTGATGATGATAAAGCTGATAAGGATAGAAGTTATATGTCGAAATTGCAGAATGATTATCGCAATTATCTTTTGAAAAAAGCTGCTGATGATAGGGCTAATGAATTGCATGACCTTGATAAGCAACTTCGTCAAGGCAAGATTAACGAGCAGACATACAAGGCAAAGAAGGCTGAGGTTGAAGCTAATTATGCCGATGAGATACAGAAGAGCGTGATAGCCAAAAACAAGGCTGCTGCTAATGCAAGTAATGCTTCTGCAAATAACTCTAATGCCCAAGCTGCTGAACATCGCAGAAATGTGAACAGTGGATATGCGTGGTATGAGAAGGATGGTACGAGACATATTGCTAAGACCAAGGATGAGGCGATATATAATGCACGTCAGCATGGCACATTGGATTCGGTAGAGACAATATCTACGGATACTACAGAAAGTGATGTGGTGAAAAGAGGCAAGGTTGTGAAAGATCAGAAGAAGAAGACTGTCACGACCAAGCATAAAGATGTTTACTATCCTGGTATAAGACAAAGACAGAAACCGAACCCTATGCATGATGGAGTCAGAGGTGGAGGAAAGAAGAAAAACCCAATGAGTTAAAATATTATGGACGATAATAGAAAGAAACTATATGATGCCCTATCTGGTGAATATGATATGGGTACATACGACCAGTTCTGCAAGGATATACAGGACTCTGGTAAGCGAAAGCGTTTGTATGACGCTACGAGCAAGGAATACGATTACGGCACCTACGATAGTTTCAGCAAACAGCTTGGTTTTGACGAGTCTACTGCATCACACTCTCAGAAGCCAGTGCAGAAACCTTCTCACCCAGCGCAGGAGCCTCGTAAGACGAGTGGCACACGCATGACGGAAGCTGAGAGACAGAATATGCTTAATGGTATTTCTGGCATGGTTGCGCAATCGAAAGCAGGGCTACAGCGTGCCAAGAACCGTATAAATTTTGCGAAGGCTAATACTGGTCTTCGTGTACCAGGCGTGACATTAGGCGTAAAGGGAGGCGGTGTTCTTCTTGGACAAAACAGCAAGGTTGTAGAGACGAAACCGCAATATAACGCTGAGAGTGGTAAGATTGAGCGTAGCTACATTACAGAGAGTGGTAATGAATACGAGGAACGTGGCGGTGCAGACTTAGAGCAGAACGCCATTGACGAGGCACGTTTCCAATCCGAACAGCAAGAGGCTTATCTTCTTCGGGAGAAGCAGCGCATTGAGCAGGAGATGAACCAACGAGGCAGGGAACTTGACGCAGAAGCCGTTGATTTCTCTTGGCGAGACATGCCACGAGGAAGTGGCGGTGCTATCCATACCTACAACTCCTCTACTGTCAATGGACGCTTTGCCGACACAAAATACAAGTCTCTGCTTGCCCAACTCAATAAGGTTAATGACGGACTCGCCACTCTTGCGGAAGCCAAGAAAGGCAAGGCAAGCGACCAATGGATTGACGACTCCTCCAACTGGGCATTGAAGAAAGGCAAGCAGTTGCTCGCTTTCGGTGCAGGTGCATGGCGTGGTTTAGCTCATGCCGTAGGCAAGGTGAGCACATGGGACATGGGCATGACTGACATGGCGACTAATGGCGCACTCTATACGGCTGCTGTTGATGCAGACAGAAAAGGTATAGACAATATTAGCAGGGAAGACCGTGATTTACTTGATATTACGGCTTATACCAACGCTATTCAGTCGGAGAACGAACAGTATCTTGGTCGTGGTTACAAGGCAGGACAGGTTACTGGAGAGAGTCTTCCGTTTATGATAGAGATGATGCTTAATCCTGCATCAAAACTCGGTACAACTGCAACTAACAAGCTCATGCGTGAGGCTGTAAAGCGTTACGGTAAGGATGCTGTGAAGAAAGCCACGAAGAAATATCTTGCAGCCAAGATTGGTACTCGCCTTATGGGTGATGCGGTTGGTTCAATGGCTATGGCAGGCACGACTGGGCAGGGACACGTTACCGCAGACATGCTTAATCGTCTGACTGGCGATGTGCAGTTCAAGGTGGACGACAGCGGTAAGATTGTGTATGGTGGTCGTGAGGGTGCTGAGGACAGTGTGCTGAAAGCCTATATGAAGGCATTTGGTGCACAAACCATCGAGAACCATTCGGAAATGGTAGGTGAATATTTTGCGCCATTCCTCGGCAAGGCAGCGTCGCTGACACGCAAGGGTATGGATAAGATTGGTTTGGGCAAGGTGAACAAACTGATTGACGACATTGGCGCAACTAATGCCGCCAAGATGTTAGGTGACTTCGAGAAGCAGACGAAATGGAACGGCACATTCGGTGAGTATGCGGAGGAGGTTGTCGGCAATATCGAAAATGCCATACTTGTTGGAGACAACACGCTTGACACGGCAGAAGGTACTGGTGTGTTTAATGCAGACCAAAATATTGATACTTTTCTTGGTGTCAGTCTTATGGGCGGTTTCTTCGCTGGTGCAAAGACACTCTCGTATCGTGGTCCGAAGCGACAGGCACTCAATGAAATGTCGGATGCAGGAAAGGTCATTGATAATGCCATTGGTGACAATGTCCCTATAATGGAGAAGTGGGGAGGATGGCGTAACACGTTCCTTGTCGGAACCGACGAGGAAAAGAAAGCAGCTCTCCGTGAGGTCATGGACAATACAGATTTGCCCATTAAATTCCGTATGGGTGTGCTGAACTTTGTCAAGGCAGCACAGAAGTACGAGGGTATTGTGCGTGCGCAGGAGAGTAAGGTGAAGGAAGGAGAGCAAGACCCTGTGGCACAGTCCAGTGATGAAAGTTACGACAACGGCTATGACACCACAGAACCCGAAGCCATGAACGATGCCAAGAACATGTACGACTACAAGCGTCAGCAGATGTCTGCTATGGTAACAGACGAGTTTCTTGCAGACTTCGACAACGACCCAGTAGGCACCTTGTCGCAAGTCATGGGACGTGACGACTTCTCTGAGGACGAGAAGTCGCTTGCATTGGACTATGTGAACGCCAAAGCGACCTATGACGGCATGATTGACCGTGTAAGAGACGATATAGACAGCCGCATCGAGGAAAGCAACGCTACCATAAAAAGCCGTGTAAACAAAGCTACTGGTATGATACATCCTGCAACATTGAAGCTGAATAACGAGGATGGTTCGAGTAAACGAGCGTATATCGTTAGCGGCAATGTAGTAATGTCCAATGACGGAAAGGGTGTTGATAGGGAGAAATCGGACGACACAATTATTATTCGTGATGCGGACACTGGTGAGTTGAAGTGGCTTGACGTTTCGCTTGTTTCGGGTTTGGACGAGTCAATAGACCCAGCCACGGAGAAGGAGGCAGCGCAGCAGGCATTGAGAGAGCAGTATGCGCAGGAGCAGTCAGACCGCATCGACGGTGTTCTTGCCTTCAATGTTGGTGACACATACGACCTTACCGACGAACACGGTCAGCAATGGTCTGCCCAGATAGTAGCCGATAATGGCGACGGTACTGTGCAGGTGGCATGGAATGGCGACCCTAATATTATTTCGACCGCACGCAAGGACGAGCTTCAGAGCATGAGAGATAATCATAACCTTGCCCGACTCAATGAGTATGAGCAGCAGCGTGCCGCCCAACGTCAAGAGCAGCAGACAGAAGCCGCAGAGCCTCAACGTCGTACTTATAACCTCAATGACGAGATTACCCTTCGTGATGAAGAAGGTAATCCAGTTCGTGGTTCCATTACCGCAGAGGAGAACGAGGATGGCGAGATAGAGGTTTATACTGAGCAGCCTATCAACGGCAAGCAGGTTCAGTTGCTCCGTCGTGACGAGCTTGACAACATGTTGTTGGAGCAGAACGGTGAAGTTGTGGAGAATGTTCCTTCTGAAGAAGATGTTAAGCCTTCCGAAGCCTCTCTAAGCCCTTCTACGCCTTTGGATGAGGATGCAGCTTCTGTTGGTAACACATCTTCTGAGGAAGGAGGTGCAACATTGGAACCTGCAAGTGCAACATCAGAAGAGCAGCACACCGAAGAAGAGCAACATACCGAGCCTATGCCGATGATTGGTGAAGGTGAGGATGCAGAACCCGACTTTGCAAGTGTTACTCCTCAGAGAGCACATGAGTACATCTTCAATGAAAGTGGACTCGACGAGGAGGATGCAAGGGACTTCATGACTAATAATCTGCGAGCAGCGCAAACAGCCGTAACCAAGATAAAAAACAATAAGCCCAAGATGGGCACCAGTATAGCCAAGTTCAACAAGAACAAAGCAGAATGGCAGCAGAAGCTCGACGAAGCCAATGCCAACCTTGACTATTGGCAGCAGGTGAAGGCAGAACGCAATGCAGTTCTTGCCGAGCGTGCAAAGGCACAGCAGGAGGCTGACAAGAAGCAGACCGAGGAAGCCCAAGCAGCCGAAGCCGCTTATCGTGAGGAAATGGCTAAGAAGGAAGCCGAGCAAGCCGCACTTGGTACCAATACTGTTAGTCCTGCTATTCGTGACAAGTGGAATGCCACTCCAAAGGTTGAAGGAGCGCAGAACGAGATTGTCCTTGCCAATGGCGAGAAGGTCGCAGGTCGTTACTACCTTGTTGAAAGTGGTGCCGCCACTCCGAGCCATAACAGCGCAAATGGCTTTGCCAAGAGTGAAGGTTTCCCAGTTGATGAGAATGGTGGCAGCGTGAACGACCGAGACTATGAGCGTGACAAGGATGCACAGCAGATTACTCGTGACATAGCTAACAAATATGATAGCCGTGCCATGCAGACTCCTGTTGTCGTGTCGCAAGATGGTGTTGTCCTCTCTGGTAATGGTCGTACAATGGCAGGCGAACTTGCAGCCGCACAAGGTACGGATGCAGAATACAACGAGCATCTGGCGAAATATCCTACACAGTATGGCTTCACGTCAGAGCAGGTGAAGGGTATGCAGCATCCTCGTGTGGTGTTTGTTCCCGATGCCGCTATGCCATACACGGCAGACACTTTCGCAAAGTTCAATCAGCAGGAAATGAAGGGTCAGAGCAAGACCGAACATTCGGTAAAGTTAGGCAAGGTAGTTGACGACGAGACCTTCAACCGCATCATTAGCCTTATCAATCGCTTTGATACTCTTGGCGATTTCTATGCCGATTTCACAGCAAGCCGTGAAGCTATTGGCGAGCTGTTCAAGTGTGGTGCTATCAGTCGTCCGCAAATGGCAGAAATGGTGGACGGTGACGGTCTTAGTGCCATTGGCAAGGAGACATTGGAAAACATGTTGATAGGCAAGGCTTTCGAGAGCAATCCCGATGCTGTGCGTGAGGCTACCGAGTTCAAGCAGATGCGTCAGACCATCATCCAGGCACTTGCAGAGATTAGCAATAACATCAGTCTTGGCAAGGACTACTCGTTGGAGTCGGAACTTGCAGAGGCTATCGACCTTGTTTACAAAGCTCGTAAGAGTGGTTTCAAGGCAGGTGACCGTGTAAGTTCGTATGCACGTCAGCAACAGTTTGACTTCTATGGTGTGCCTTCTACCGTGGCAGACTATAAGAACGCCGCCATGCTGATGATTGCCGACATCTTGAACGACAACCGTAGCACCCTCTTAAAGAAATACCTGCAACTGTACAACACCAATGCAAAGGATGCAGCCAACGGACAGTTAGACATCTTCAGTGGTACAGTGGCAAGCAAAGAAAGTATTCTCAACGACGTAAACGAATTGTTAAACTATGGAACAGAAGAAGAACAAAAGAAAGCAGCTCAAGAAGCCGTCGAAAAGCGTAAAGCAGAGAGCGTGGCAGAAGCTGGTGTTATCGACAATGGCAGCGAAGGAAGCAATGAAGACAACGACCGAATAGAGGAAACTCCTGCAGAGCAGGCTCCAACTGAGGAAGAAGGAAGTAAGCCAGTAATGTCTCACGATGAGAAGATGGTGTTTATGCGCCAGTTCCTCGAAGATACAGCAGGCGATATGCGTCTTCTTGATGTTGTGACCGACGAGGAGATGCAGAAACTTATCGACCTCTACGATGCGTGGGAGGTAGTGAACGACGGCTTGGGCGCAGCCAATGACGCTAACGATGCACTTCTCAATGACAAGAACAAAGCCATTGCACAAAAGGCAAAGGAGAACATTGAGACAGCCGAAAATGCTGCTAATGCCGCTTTTGCCCCAGTGGAGGACTACTACAATGAGTTGCTGAACACCCATAACATCGAGGATGAAGAAGGTGATGCCGACGAAACGGAAACTCCGTCTGCTGAAACACCTCTCTCTGATGCTATATCCGCAGCAGAAGCCGAGACCGACCAGAACCCGACTGACGGACAGAAGGAGGCAGGCAACTATAAGAAGGGTCATGTGCAGGTGGGTACATTCGACATTACCATTGAGAACCCGAAAGGCAGCGTGCGTAGAGGCAAGGATGCCAACGGTAAGGAATGGGAAAGCAAGATGAATAACACCTACGGCTACTTCCGTGGTACAGAAGGTGTGGATGGTGATCACATTGATGTGTTTATCTCTAACGACATTGACGGTTGGGACGGACGCAAGGTATTCGTCGTTGACCAGTACAACCCAGACGGCAGCTTTGACGAGCACAAGGTGATGCTTGGCTTCAATGATGCAGACGATGCAAAGAGCGACTATCTTGCCAACTATGAGAAAGGTTGGGAGAATGGTCGTAGAATTGACGTGTCTGCAGTGAACCTCGAAGACTTTGAAAAGTGGATTGCATCAAGCAAGCGCAAGACAAAGCCTTTCAGCGAGTACAAGAATGTGAAGTCAGAAAGTATTGAGTCTTCAAAGACAGAAAAGAGAAACAGTGTCTCCGACAATACGACAGACACTGTAGGAACCGCAGAAGGCGGCAAGCGGAATGACACTGCTACTCCGCAAAACACTGTTTCTGATGGCAAAGATACGAATATTTTTGATGCGAAGCAAGAGAAAACGTATTTGACAGATGAGGAGGTTGAGGCTATTACAGATGCGATGAAGGCTAATGCTACGGTTGCTCCTACTGTTGAAATTAACGATGCAAACTGGAAGGAGTCGGTTGATACTCCTATTGGTGCTGTAAAGATGGGAGAAAACCAAAAGGCTAAACTATTTGCCAAAGGCAGAGAGCAGCAGTATGGTATGCTCCTTGAAACACTCTCTAATCCAGATGTTGTACTCGAAGAAAAGGATAAGGAGCAGAATATGTTCCATGAACGTCCTTCTTCATATCTCTTTGTCAAGACATTCCAAAAGGAAGACGGTTCAAAGTATGTACACTTTGAGAGCGTGACGGTATCGCAGGAAGGAATGGAGGTTTCAATTAGCTCTCATATAATTCGTGAGAACCAGTTGAAAAATAAGTTGAAGAGTGATAGGTTGCTTTATAAAGCGACTGCACTCGATGCACCTGCCAATACATCCGCAGAGCAACCTATCGTTGGTGGCAGCCTTTCTTCTGATGGCAAAGATACAGAAAAGGATTCATCCGACCAAGAGAATGGCGTTAAATCGTTCAAAATCACACCTAAAGAGTACACAACCAAGCGTGGCAAGAAGTTAGCGATGCATCTTGTGACGTTTGAGAGCGAGCTAAGTAAGGAGCAGATGAACGCTGCCAAGAAACTTGCAAAGGATGCTAAAGGTTGGTGGAGCAAGGAAGACGGTGGCTTCTTGATGCGAGACATGGAGAGCGCACAGAAACTGGCAGATAGCGTGCTTGACGATGCTGATGCCGTTGCAGATGCGCAGCCAGTATCGTTGATAGACATGCAGGTGGCTACTGGTGCCGAGGTGAAGAAACCAAAGGATAGCGGCAACAAGTTAGTGACCGATGAACGCTATGCAGAGTTGAAGGCTCGTATGCGCAAGAAGTTGGGACAGCTCAATTCTGGTATTGATCCAGAAAGATTTGCTATCGGTACCGAAATGGCTTTATATCATATAGAGAGAGGCGCACGCAAGTTTACCGAATATGCCAAAGCTATGATTGAGGATTTGGGTGAAGCAATTCGCCCATACCTCAAAGCCTTCTACAATGGTGCCCGAGACCTACCAGAGGTTGAGGCTAATGGCTGGAGTGAAGACCTTACCCCATACGACGAGGTTCGCACAATAGATATTGCCAACTTCGATAAGCCTTCTGTTGATGCAATGGCAACAGCAGAAATGGTAGTCAAGGAGCATGAGGCAGAGCAGCAGAAGGACGAGACCATAAAGAAGATAGCCGACGAGCGTAACGCAAATCGCACTATTGATGAGAAGTCTTTCCGTCCTGCCACAGAGGAAGACATCGAAAAGCGAGGTGTCGTTTACTACGATGGCAAACCAACACATATAGCAATGGTTATGCACAGTGGTGAGCAGATTGGTGCAGCGCAATTCAGCAAGCCTCATATTGACCGCATCTATCTGACAAATGGTAAGGAGTGCAAACTTGAAGACCTTATGGTAGAAGATGAGGTAGCAACTAAGAAGAATAAGCCTGCAAAGAAGGCAGAGAAGAAGGCGAAAGCAAAGAAGACGCAGGAGCCATCACTTTTCGGTGAAATTGCAGATACGAACGAAAACCAAAACACAGAAAGCAATGAAGAAACTAACGTACAAGCTCGCTCCTCTAAAGAAGGGGGAGACGGACAACAACGCCAGCAGGATGCGCAGATGGGAGGAAGCGCAGGGAATGAAGCTGAAAGAACTGACGGACGAGGAATGGGTGGACGTGATTCACGTAATACTGAGTCTGACGGAACAGGAAGCAAGGGATTATCTCGACCATCTGAGAGCAAGCAAGGTGTAACGCCTGCTGAGAAGAAGAATGTGAACAACAACCATGCGGAACGTGGCAAGGACTATGCTCCAAAGGGTGCAGATGCTCGTATAGATGCGAACATCAAAGCCATTGAGTTAATGCAGAAACTGATGCAGGAGGGCAAGCAAGCCACACCTGCCCAGATGAAAGTGTTGCGCCAGTTCAGCGGTTGGGGCGGTCTTGGCAAGGCATTCGTCGAGAAAGACGATTGGAGCAATCCTACCGCCAAGCGTTTGAAAGAGCTGCTTGGGGATGAAGCCTACGCACAAGCCGAGATGAGCCGCAATAGTGCCTACTACACTCCTGCAAGTGTCATTGATACGATGTGGGATATAGCCCGAGCTTTAGGTTTCAAGGGTGGCAAGGTACTTGAAGGTTCAGCAGGTATCGGTAACATCATTGGTGCCATGCCTACCGACATGAGCGAGCACAGCAATATTCAAGCAGTGGAGATAGACGAGACAACTGGCAACATACTGTCATTGCTCTATCCCGATGCAAAGGTTGATGTGCAAGGCTTCGAGGCGACAAGAGTCCCTAATGGTAGCGTTGATTTAGCAATCACCAATGTGCCGTTTGTCACTGGACTCCATGTAAGCGACGAGACTGGCGACAACGACCTTTCAAAGAAGTTCCGTGACATTCACGACTTCTGCATTGCCAAGAACGTGCGCAAGCTCCGTGAAGGAGGTATTGGTATCTTCATCACCTCTAACGGAACACTCGACAGCAGTCAGAAGCTCCGCAACTGGCTTGTGAACGAAGGCAATGCCGATGTTATAGGTGCCTTCCGTCTGAACAACCAGACGTTTGGCGGTACTGGTGCCACCTCTGACATCATCGTCATTCGTAAGCGAGTGAACGGCAAGAAGTCTGCTAATGCCATTGATGTAAGCACCGTGAGCGCAGAGCGTGCCGCCACCTTTGAAGACCCTAAGACCGATAAGGAACGCACCGTATCAATGGACTACAACAAGTATTTCATTGAGCATCCCGAATGTATGGCAGGTGAAATGCGCTTCGGTTTCGAGAACAAAGACTTATACCGTCCGACGAGCAAGGCACTCTACCCAGTGAAGGGCAAGAACCAAAATGAAATGCTTGCAGCATGGATGAAGACCTTTGAGGGTATGAAGGAAGATGCAGTTAGCGAGACTACTCCTGCATCATCCGAGTCAGTGTATGAAGACCTTGGGGATGATGTGAAGGAAGGTTCACTCGTTCTTGACAAGGACGACAAGCTCTGTATTGCCCAATACGGCAAAGCCGTGCCTATTGCTGTCAATGCCAAAAAGGTAAAGGGTACTACGAAGGCAGAATGTTTCCGCAGGTACCAGGCGATAAAGGGCGCACTTGCAGATGTACTCTCCTATCAGACCGAGAACGAGAGTGACAATGGTCTGCAGCCGTTGCTTGATAAGTTGAACGATGCCTTTGACAGCTTCGTGAAGACCTACGGACACTTGCATAAGAACAAGAATATAGCGTTCTTGAAGAATGACGTGGACTTCCCGACTATCCTTGCATTGGAGAAATACAGCGAGGTTGGCGACAAGAACGGCAAGAAGGTTGAGAAGTATGACAAGACCGACATCTTCAGCCAGCGTGTCGTTGAGAAGGAGAAAGTTCCCGAGCCAAAGAACGTGAAGGACGGCATCATTGCCAGCATCTACCAGTATGGACGCATTGATGTTCCTTATATTGCCGACAAGTTAGGTAAGAGTGAGGAAGAAGTGAAGAAAGAAATCGTAGAGAAAGGCTTAGGCTATGAGAACCCTGCCACTATGCAGATGGATGTGTCGTATGAATACCTAAGTGGAAACGTGCGTGAGAAGCTGAAACAAGCAGAAGAAGCCAATACCGACGGCAAGTATTCTGCCAACGTTGAAGCATTGCGCAAGGTAATTCCTATGGATATTCCTTCTCACTTGATAGAGTTCACTTTGGGTAGCTCTTGGGTAGATCCAAAGTTATACACAGACTATATCAAGGAGCGCACCGACGTAGATGTTCAGCTCACCAATGTTGGCGGTACGTGGTTTATGAAGACCCCATCCTACACCAGCTACGAGAAAAACAAGGCTATGGGCGTGCGTGGACAGGTGGTGCAGAAGCTAATACTTGGCACAGACCTTATAGAAGCAGCGTTGCAGAACAAGACAATCACCGTCAGCGAAACACATACTATAGGCTATGGTCCCAGCAAGAAAAAGGAAACTATTACTGACAAGGAGGCTACGCAGGCATGTTCCGCAAAGATAGACGAGATAAGAGCCGACTTCAAAGAGTGGGCACGTCAGAAGATGCAGAACGATGCCGACATGTCGGAACGCATAGAGCGCACCTACAACGAGCAGTTCAACAACTACGTTCCTCTTACCATCAGCGACGAGTTTGTTCCAGAGTATTTTGGTGGTGCCAACCATAAGTTCAAGATGCGCCCTCACCAGGCGAAGGCTATCATCCGTGGTACGATGCAGCCGTTGTTGCTTGCCCATGAGGTGGGCACTGGCAAGACGTTCACCCTCATCAGCACAGCAATGGAGATGCGCAGACTTGGCACAGCCAAGAAGCCAATGATTGTTGTTCAGAACGCAACCGTTGGTCAGTTCGTGGCAAGTGCAAAGGAGTTATACCCTAATGCAAAGGTGCTCACGCTGGAGGACAAAGACCGAAAAGAAGAAGGTAGAAAGAACTTCTACGCCAAAATCAAGTACAACGATTGGGACATGATTGTTGTACCCCAGTCGGTATTTGAGCGCATCCCCGATAGTGAGGAGCGTCAGATGCGTTTCATCCAAGACAAGATAGATGAGAAGATGATGGTGTTGGAGCAGATGCGTGAAGCCGACTCCGAGAATGACAAAAATCCAATCATCCATCAAGCCGAGAAAGAAATCGAGAAATGCAAGGACGAAATGGGAGCCTTAGCAGAGGCGTTGGCAGGCAAGCGTAAGCAGCGTGACGGCAAGAAAGAAGCCGTTGCAAAGCAGAACGCATCCGTCAAGGCAAAGGAAATGCTTGACCGTCAGACCGACGATGTGGAAGACTTTGACGATATGGGCATTGATGCCCTTCTCGTTGACGAGGCTCACGAATACAAGCATCTTGGTTTCGCTACTGCCATGCAGCGAGGAGTGAAAGGTATCGACTCCTCGTTCTCAAAGAAGTCGCAGGGCGTGTATCTGAAGACCCAAGCTGTACTGGAGAAGAACAATGGACGTAATGTTATCTTCGCTACTGGTACGCCTATCAGTAACACAGCAGCCGAGATATGGACGTTCATGCGCTACTTGATGCCAGCCGACGCAATGAAGGAATATGGTATTTACTACTTCGACGACTTTGTGCGCAACTTTGGTAATCTGACACAGATGCTGGAGTTCAAGACAGATGGAAAGTTCCAAGAAGTAAACCGCTTCGCAGGTTATGTAAACCTTCCCGAGTTGGTTCGCATCTGGTCGAGCGTAGCTGATACCGTGCGCACCGACGAGGCAAAAGCCGTAAAGGACAATGTTCCCGACATTGAAGGTGGGCAGGCGCAGGACATCTATCTTCCTCAGACTCGTGCTCTACGCAGCATTATGAAGTTTGTGAAGGAGCAACTCAACGAGTACAACAAGATGAGTGGCAAGGAGAAGAAGGAGAATAGCTATATTCCTTTGACCATGTACGGTATAGCCAAAGCAGCAGCCGTTGATGCTCGTCTTGTTATGGCAGATGCCGAGGATGATAAGAACAGCAAGACCAATGAAGCTGTGCGTCAGACCTTACGCTCTCTCAAAGAGACCGCCAAGTATAACGGCACCATTGCTCTGTTTGTGGATGTCTATCAGAATAAGCATACTGGTTTCAACCTCTACGAAGACATCAGAAAGAAACTCATCGAGCAAGGTGTGCCAGCTGAGCAGGTGGTAATCATACGTTCTGACATGACTATCAAGAAGAAGCAGGAAATCTTCGACAAGGTGAACCGTGGCGAGATTCGTGTGATTATGGGTAGTACCTTCACACTTGGTACAGGCGTGAATATTCAAGAGCGTTTGCACACCCTCATACACTTGGATGCACCAAACCGTCCAATGGACTACACTCAGCGCAATGGTCGAATTGCACGTCAAGGCAACCTGCATAAGGTAATGGGTATTCCAATCCGCATCTTGCGTTTCGGTGTGCAGGACTCACTCGACGTTACCGCATATCAGCGACTGAAGACGAAGGGAGCCATTGCCGACTCAATCATGAAGGTCAAGTCGATGTTGCAGAACAGCATGGAAAACCGTAGCATGGAGGAGGATGAAGACGTATTCGGAGACACCGTAGCACAGCTTTCGGGTAGCCAGTATGCCATGCTGAAGAACCAAGCCGAGCGTGAGGTTCGCAAGTATGAGAGCAAGAAGAAGCAATGGGAAGCCGACCAGACCTACGTCCACAATGCCATACCTCGTATCAATCGAGAGATTGAGCGTGCCGAAGAAAGAGCAGCCACCGCCCAACAGCAGTTGGATGCCATTGCAGCCGCCTTCGGTGAAAATGCGACACCTGCAATCAAGGTAGGCAAGAAGACCTATGCAGACATCAACGCCATGTCAGACCTTTTTGCTGACCTCAACAAAAAGGTAAACGAGACAGCCGAAGAAATGCGTAAGTCGAGTGGCGAAGATATGCGCACACGCAAGGTAGATGTTCAGATTGGCGATGTCACCTTCACTATAACCACCACCCAGAAGAAGGAGTTGGTGAGCCATTATGGTGTAGTGGACACTAAGATTTCACGCAGCATCACCTATTCGTGCCCCGAACTTGGTTTGGAAAACGAGAAAGGCGGTGCTTGGTTCAAGAACGCCATCGAGGACATCTTCGAGAACGTTGTTAGTGGTGACAGCTTCCGAGAAGAGCTAACCCGAAACACCAACTTGGCTGAACGTATGAAAGGCGAGCTGGAGCAGGTGAAGAGCCGTGAAGGACAGCCCTTCCAGTATGACAAGGAACTATCCGAGGCATACGAACATCTTGAAGAGTACACCGAGCTTATGAAGAAGGAACTCGAAGAGAAGGAGCAGAAGTATGCCGAAATGGATAGCGAGGTAGAAGCAGCTACTGGAGTGACAGAGGCAGAGGAAGCAGACGAGGAAGAATCGGATATGTACCGTATGGTTGACGAAGAGCTGGAAGATGTTAATGAAACATTCAATGAAGAGTTGCAGCAACAGATTGAAGGGACTCTTCCAAGTAACCATATCTATAGGATGGGTGAACCAGGAAGTATATTGCTGTCAACAGGAGTGCCAGACTTGCCTATACAGATGAATGCTTCAAGGCTTAAAGCAAAAGCCACATCCTATGGACATGACTTTGAACTGAGTGAAATAAAGGATTTGGTGAAGGCATTGCAGACACCATTGGCAGTATTCTCATACGGTGATAAGACTAAGGCTCAGAACATCATTGTTCCATTGCAGAAAGACGGAAAGAATTTCATAGTCGGTTTGTCACTCAACCCGACGGTTGGAGGACGAAGCCTTGAAATCAACAGCATTAGGAATGTGTTTCCAAAGAACAATTCAGAATGGTTGAATTGGATAAGTCAAGGTAAGGCATTGTATTTGGACAAAGAAAAAGTTCAAACCCTCATAGACCAACAGCGAACGATTCTCGCTGACGTGGAATACTTGGATTTGAACTCTGTTGCAAAGATAGTGGAAAACTTTGAGAATCCAAAATTTTCTGCCGAGAATATTTTGCGTGAAGGTATTGGCTCATATAGTGACGAGGAGTTATCATTTGAGAACGACCCTGTGAGCAAGTTGTTAGGCAAGAGCCGTTGGAACAAGAAACAGCAGCGTGAGTTTGCTTTAAGAGAGCGTGGGCGCATGGCGTCTCGTGTTGAAGAACTTGCAGGATTGTTGCATCTTAACAACGTAGATGTTGTAATGGATGGTTCTGTGCTTGATGGTGATCGTAAGCGTGCTAAGGGCTTCTACAACAAACGTACTGGTAGGATAACCATTGTGGTATCTAATCATTCGTCAATGTCAGACATAGAGCAGACATTGTTGCATGAGGCAGTTGCTCATTACGGTTTGCGAGAATTGTTTGGTGAGCAGTTAGATACATTCCTTGATAATGTATATCAGCATGCAGAGCCAGAAATTCGTTCAAGAATTACCGAGATGGCTCGTTTGCATGGTTGGGACTTCCGCAAGGCTACCGAGGAGTATCTTGCAGGTCTTGCAGAGACTACAGATTTTGAGGGAATGCTTAAAGGCAAAGGCTTCTACGGTTGGTGGTCGTTTGTAAAGCGTGCTTTCCTTGATATGTTGCACAAGATAGGGTTTGTCAATTATGATGGACCTCAGTTGTCGGATAATGAGTTGCGCTATATTTTGTGGCGCAGCTATGAGAACTTGAAGGAGCCAGGCAGGTATCGTAGTATTCTTGGTGAAGCAGAAGACATAAGCAAGCAAATGGACTTGAAGGTTGGAAACTTCGCAGAGGAGACTGACAATTCCGCAGCTTCGGTAGCCGATGGCGACAGCTATATGTATCGTGACGGCAGAGACATTGTAGAGCATGTTCCAGATGCTGTAGTGAATCGTATGTACGAGGAACAGGTTAAGGACACACGCAACCGCACAATGTTGGGTGCTATGACAGGCTTGTTGAGCAAGGATGGACGTAAGCGTTGGAAGAATAAGTTTGCTGAGTCTTACTTTGACTATACTCGTAGTGTAAAGGCTTTGCAGGATGCCATATCCGAAGCTACAGACAGTAAAGTGGAGCGTTTTGAGGATGTGTGGAAGTCGCTGAATGCAAAGAGCAGTATTGACGAGCGTGAGTTAGACACAATGACTCGCATGCTTGCAGCTCCATTGGGCAACTTGATTTCTGAAATGGTGAAGAAGTCAGACGGCAAGTATAGTCTTGATGATATCGAAGCTTACTTGAATGCGAAGCATGGTGTTGAGGAGCGCAATCCTTATATGCTTAACCAGGCAGTAGAGAAGAGTTTGGATATGGTAAGAAAGGACGAGCGTCTAAAGGCTTTGTCAGAGGGTTATTCTTCGGACGAGGCAGATGCGATAGCCGCAAAAGCCGTTGATGATGCCCGCAGTGAGACTATGGAGTCAGTCCGTCGTGACTATTCGGGCTTGACAGGTTTGTTTGACCCTACGCATGAAGGCAAGAGTATTGATGAACTTGAAGACATGGCTCGTGACTATGTTAGTGAGATAGAGGATTATTTCGGTAACGATGTGATAGATGAGCTTTGGAAGCGTGTTAACGCTCTGAACGCTTATTCCCTAAGAAAGAGTTATGAGTGTGGTCTGCTAAGCAAGACGCAGTATAATGAGGTTAGTAGCATGTATAAATACTACGTTCCGTTGCGAGGTTGGCATGATGGTTATGCAGGTGATGTTTATAACTATGTGACTCGTGGTGGAGACCGCAGCATGATAGAGAATGCTTTGAAGAAGGCATACGGTCGTACGAGCAGGGCTGGCAACATCTTGGGTACAATGACGGCAATGGCAAACAGTGCTATAGTAATGGGTAATAAGAACAAGGTTGCCCAGACGTTTATGAACTTGGCATTGAACCATGAGGCTACTGGTATGTTTACTATCAGTGAGGCATGGTATGAGAAGAATGCTTCTGATGATAGCTATAGGCTTGTTACGCCAAAGCTATCAGAGGACATGAGTGCCGAAGAGGTAGCTGATGCCATAGCAACGTGGGAAGAAGAAATGCAGGAGAAGTCAGCTGCAGGTGAAGCCGTAGTCCGTTCTGGCAAGTTTGCAAAGGACTTCCAGTATAACCTTGAAGAATGGAAGGAGCAGCAGCACTGTGTGAGAGTGTTGCGTAACGGCAAGGAGTACATTGTGTATATCAATGGCAATCCGAGAGCGACACAGGCTATCAATGGTTTGTTGAATCCCGACTATTCGAGTGGTGTGGCAGATGATTTCATCCGTAAGTACATGCGCTATAAGGCACAGGTTCAGACTTCGTTGTCGCCAAAGTTTATGATAAGCAACTTGCAGAGGGATGCTACAACAGCTGTAGGTGGCAGTTATGCAAAGTACGGCTCTGCATATGCAGCCGATGTTGTGAAGAACCTTGCTGGCAACATTGCTGACATTTCCCGTTTGTTCCATAAGGACCGCATGGGCAGTTTGGATATGAATGTGCCGAAGGATCGTTGGTTTAAGGAGTTTGTTGAACATGGCGGTATGACTGGTGTGAGCAGCATAAGGAAGAAGGACGAGTATGAGGCTCAGTATGCTAAGAGTGTGGAACGAGCAGTGAATCCGAAACGTAGTGCTCCAGCAAGGGGTTGGGAGTCGTTGATGGATAACATTGAGTTTGTGAACCGTTGCGTGGAGAACTTGACTCGCTTCTCGGTGTATATGGCAAGTCGTAAAGCAGGTAAGAGCGTTAAGGACTCTGTGTTTGATGCCAAGGAGTGTTCAGTGAACTTCAACATGAAGGGCAGCGGTGCTTGGGGTAATGCCACGTTAAGAAAGTACATAATGTATGCAAATCCAGCCTTGCAGTCGTTGCGTATGATTTCGACATGGTATGATGCTAACAAGCCTCGAACTATTGCTCTGTTGTCAAGCGGTGTGGCTTTGGGCTTCTTGAATGCTTTGATACTGTCAGCGTTGTGTGGAGTCGGTGGTGGTGATGATGATGACAATGCTTACTACGCATTGTCAGATTATAACCGTCATAACTACTTCAATGTTGGCATCGGCAACAGGAAGTTCCTGCATTGGCGTCTGCCCCAAGAGATGGTACCGCTGTATGCGATTGGTCAGATTGCGTATGACCGAATGAGCGGTAGGATAAGCAACGAGCAAGCTTTACATCAGACGTTGGTTCAGTTGAATAACCTGTCACCGATGGCTTTTGTAGAGAGCGAGTTGAACTACGATATGAGTGCTAATAACACTTATGCGAAGACGTTCTTGAAGGCTGTCACTCCTGATGTTGTTTCTGACTTTGCTGATGCTTATCTGTGGCAGGAGGATTTTCTTGGCAGGAGTATAGGCAACCGCTCGGAGTGGAACCGCTATGCCCCCGAATGGCAGCGCGTGGATAAGCGCACTCCCGACTTCTTTGTGAATGGTTTTGAGTGGCTTGACAAGGCAACTGGTGGCACAGACCATAAGCGTGGCGGGGTGAGCCAGGTGTTGAATCCTTCAGCTGTTTGGTATATATTGGAGCAGCAAGGAGGTGGTTTGTCGCAGGTTGCCCATGAGTTTTACAATGCAGGTTTGGCTCTGATGGGTGGAGAAGGCTCAGAGGACTTGGAGGCAAATGACTATCCTTTTGTAGGCAAGTTCATGGTTGATGGCAACACTGACGCAGCTCGTATGCGTGTAAAGAATGAGAAGTTCTGGATGTACCGCATGGAGTATGAGGCTAAGGATGCCGAGATTAAGGCAATAGGCAGAGACCCGAAGCTCTCGTTTGAGGAGAAGGCATCCCTTATAAGTGAGCTTGCAGATGCTAAGTATCTCACTATGTATAGTGCTGTTAGGGGTTGGAAGAAGCTTCGTAAGTCGAAATCTCTTGCAGAGACAGATGGCAACAAGGAAGAAGAGCAGACCGCATCTGACAACATGAAGATGCTTGTTGACCGCACTGTTCGCCAGATAGAGAAGCCTTCGACTATAGACTGGAATGATTGGGATATGGACGATATTGTCGAAGAAGTGACAGTGGACGATATTGTGGATAAAATTCCCGATGAGTGATAAGCGTAAATAAATAAAAAGCGTGTGTGACATTGGTGTTGTATATTTGCACACCAATGTTCACACACTCATAAAACAAATAGTTATGACGGAAAGACTTTTACCTATGAGCCGTATCCGAGGGAATCTCCCGACACTTGATACGGTGGCATACTCAAAGGCTCACGATAGCGGTAGAGCATTTGAGATACTTGCGGAGGCGCAGATGTACTGGAATAACATGTACCTCTTCCGCAAGGACAGAGAGCGCAACAAGCGTTACTGTTATGGCGACCAATGGAAAGACCGCATCAAGGTTGACGGAGAATGGATGACCGAGGAGGAGTATATCAAGCAGCAAGGCAACGTTCCTTTGAAGAATAACCTCATCCGCAGACTTGTCAATACCGTGCTTGGTGTATATCGTCAGCAAGCAAAGGAGCCAATCTGTACAGCTCGTGACCGTGACGAGCAGAAACTTGGCGAGACAATGAGTACAATACTCCAGTGCAACATGCAGTTGAACCGCATGTCGGACGTGTATGCTCGTACAATGGAGGAGTATCTTATAAGCGGTCTTGCCGTTCATCGTAAATGGTTTGGTTGGCGTAATGACAAGTTGGACTGTTGGACAGACTATGTTCAGCCCAACAACTTCTTCATAGACTCAAACATGCGTGATTTCCGAGGTTGGGACTGCAACTTCATCGGTGAGGTGCATGATATGAGTTACGAGACGCTTCTACAGAAATATGCAGAAAGCCCAGCCGACGTTGAGCGACTTAAAAACATATACTCATGGTGCCATGACCGCCATTTGTTTCAGTCGTATATGCAGAACTTCGGTTACAGCTCAATAAAGAACCTCGACTTCTTTGTTTGCAGCGACAACACACGATGCCGTGTAATCGAGGTATGGCGTAAAGAGAGCAAGCCACGTTACAGTTGTCACGATCCAAACAATGGTGACGTATATAAGATTGACGTTGAGGACTATCACGATATGGTGGAAGTTGTCAATAACGACCGTATGAGACGTGGACTTGAGCAAGGCATGAACATTGACGACATTCCGCTTATCAAAGCCAAGTGGTTTATGGACGATTACTGGTACTACTACCACTTGACCCCGACAGGCGAAATACTTAGGGAAGGTGAAACACCCTATGAGCACAAGAGCCACCCTTACATCTTCAAGGCGTACCCATACATCGACGGAGAGATACATAGTTTTGTGAGCGATGTCATTGACCAACAGCGTTACACCAACCGCCTCATCACTCTATACGATTGGATTATGCGTGCGAGTGCTAAGGGCGTGTTGCTGTTCCCAGAAGATTGTCTTCCTAAAGGCATGGACATCAACGATATTGCAGATGAGTGGAGCCGCTTCAACGGTGTTATTGCTCTTAAGAAGGGTTCAAAAGCCATTCCTAAGCAGATTGCCAACAACTCAACGAATATCGGCATCACCGAATTGCTGAACCTACAACTAAAGTTCTTCGAGGAGATAAGTGGAGTGAACGGAGCTTTGCAGGGCAAACCAGGCATGAGTGGTATGAGTGCTTCGCTGTACTCACAGCAGACACAGAACGCCACCACCTCGTTGCTTGACCTGTTAGAGTCGTTCAGCCAGTTTATTATTGACGCAGCCTATAAGGATGTGAAGAACATACAGCAGTATTACGACTCGAAGCGTGTGTTCAATATATCTGGCAGAAGTGGCACACAGATAGAGTACGACCCGAAGAAGATTAGAGACATCGAGTTTGACTTGTCAATCGTCGAGAGCACCAGCACACCTGCCTACCGCATGATGGCAAACGACTTCCTTATGGAGATTTGGCGCAGCAACCAAATCAGCTTGCAGCAGTTGCTTGAACATGGCGACTTCCCATTTGCCGACGAGTTGTTGCAGAGCCTCAACAGTCAGCAGGAGCAGTTGGAGAATGGTCAGACCCCAGAGGCATTGTCACCAGAGATTATGAAACAAGCACAGCAGGGTGCAAACATGGATGCCGTAAACAAGGCATGGGGCATGTTGCGTCATGCTGCATAATAAATGAACTATCAATCTTCCATATCTATGATAGCAAAGGACACAAAGACAAGAGGAGAGGCTGCATCCGTTCGCAATGCAGCCGCCTTTGTCGTGTCTGAAAACGTAGCCAAGCTAATAGCGTTGAACCGTATGCGCAATGCCGAGATACGTTCCAAGTTCAACCCTATCACTGGTGAGGGAAGCATAGGCGAAAGGAAGAAAATAGAGATAGAAGATTTCCCCTTTCCTGTTCAGTACGTTCCTTTGTCGATGCTAAAGGTGCCACTTGTGCAGCAGCTCTTAGAGGCAGGAAGCATCCGTAAATTCTTGGAGGACTACATGAATGTGGAGTATTCCGAGGAAGACAAGGAAAAGGTAATAGAGCAATTTGTTCGGCTTCGAGCGAAGCACGACTTCGCATTTTGGGCTGCAATGTACGTTTTCATCAAACAAAAAGGAGGTGGTGAGGACGTACATTTTCGTTTGAACCGACCGCAGCGCAAGTTGATAATGCGCTTTGAGCGTCGCAGATTGCAGGGCAAACCAATCCGTCTAATCCTTCTGAAAGCACGTCAGTGGGGAGGCAGTACTGCTACGCAGATATACATGGCGTGGTTGCAGCTCGTACATAAGGTAGGTTTGAACAGCCTTATTGTCGGTCATGTGAAAGATGCCTCTACCGAGGTGAAGGACATGTTCGACAAGCTCATCAAGGAGTATCCTGTAAGTATGCTCTATGAGATGGGCGAAGCCTACAACGAGACAGAACCAAAGATAGTAGGTGTAGGACAGAGTGGCAACATACACCGTATTCCTCAAAGGAACTGCAAAATAAAGGTAGGCACAGCCGAGAAGCCGAACTCTGCCCGAGGTGGCGACTACAACCTTGTGCATTGTACCGAGGTTGGTCTATGGGTAACGACAGACGGTAAGACCCCCGAGCAGATTGTGCGTTCCGCTTGCTCTGGTATTCTGTTGAAGCCATACACAATGATTGTGTACGAATCGACAGCAAACGGTACTGGCAACTTCTTCCAACGAGAGTATGATGCAGCCAAGAACAACAAATCACAGTTTGAGGCTCTGTTTATTTCCTGGTTTGAGATTGAGCAGTATTCGGCTCCCATTGACGACATCAATGCTTTTGCCACCAAGCTATGGGAGAACCGCAACAATGCCAACGCAGCCAGTGACCGTGAGGAAAGCGGCAAATATCTATGGTGGTTGTGGGAGCAGGGCGCAACCCTCGAAGCTATCAACTGGTACATATTGGAGCGCAGCAAGTACACAGATCATGGCGACATGGCGAGTGAGTACCCCAGTGATGATGTTGAAGCCTTTGTTCATAGTGGAGCAAGAGTGTTCGACAAATACAATGTTGAGAAGTTCAAGAAGTGCTGCAAGGCACCAAAGTATGTTGGTGACGTGTATGCCGATGGCGACGAAGGCGAGGACGCACTTAGCAATCTCCGCTTCAAAGAAGACAAGCAAGGCTTGTTGTGGGTATGGTCAAAGCCAGACGTTGATGATAAAGAAGAAGTCACCGACCGCTATCTTGTTGTTGTGGATATTGGCGGTAGAGGTAAGAAAGCCGACTGGAGTGTTATCGTAGTGTTTGACCGTCTTAACCAAATGGAAGGCGGCAAGCCAGTAGTAGTAGCACAATGGTACGGACACATAGACATGGATATGTTGGCGTGGAAGGCAGCACAGATAGCAGCCTTCTATGACAACGCCCTGCTTGTGATAGAGAGTAATACGCTCGAAACCCACGACAAGGAGCGACAGGTGGACGGTGATATGTCTGGTTATATCCTCAACCAAATAAAGGACGTATATAGTAACCTCTATGCCCGTAAGCAGAGCGACGAAGAGATACAAGAAGGCGAGCCAAAGAAATATGGCTTCCATACCAACGTTGCTACAAAGCCGAAAATCATCAGTACGCTTGTTAAGGTTATCCGTGAGCAGTTGTATGTGGAACGAGACTCACGCTGTCTTGACGAGTATCTATGCTACGAGAAGAAAAAGAACGGAGCCTTTGGTGCCATCACTGGCAAGCATGACGATTTGCTAATGACACGAGCTATAGGTTTGCATATTAGTTTCTACGAAATGGAGGTACCAACGATAGTACGAAGAGTAAAGAGGATGGCAGCGAAACGGAAACGAGCTGTAAGCGCAGCTACTATTTAAGCGATGGCGTAGAAACGCCAACGCACGTGGAGGAATGATGGCGATGAGGACAATGGAAGCGATGGCGTAGAAACGCCAACGCACAAGGAGGAGAGAGGAGTGATATTTATATTGAGTTGAACATGTGTCGCAACCTTTTTTTATTGTTTTGGTAGATGCTACGCTTAATCTTAGTGACAATGACCCGAGCTGAATCAGGCGTAAGGTAGAACTTAGGAGCAGGCTGATTAACCACATGAAATATGATTTCAGAAAGTGGTTTGTCAGCCTGCTCCTTTTTTAAGCTGCACACCCTTCTATATATTTCGTTGTACATTTCTCTTGTTGTCGGTCTCATCTTGTGTAATGTGTCCCCTCTCATCATTCTTCTAATGACAATACACGCTCTTTCTTCACTAACCCAAAATCTTTCTGCAGGCATTAGCACCACCTTTGAGAAAATTTCAGAAATCACGATAGTATTGCATATCTCAATTTGTTTTCGATATGCACGCATGAGGTCATTGTTTCGCTCCTCTTCATATTCAAATTTACTCCCTTTATGTTTCATTCCGATAGTGGTAAAGTGTGGTGCTATAATGGTTTAAGTGTATTGACAAAGTTAATGTTTTGTGCTGAAATAAATAAAAGTATCGAGCGCCTAACCTTTGCTATTTTTGCATCAATAATCATCGAAAAATCAAAACAAATATGGAAAATGTTGAAAATAGCCAAGTTAAAAGCAAGCGTGACCAGTTCAAGGAACGCATGAAAGGCAAGTACCCTGACCGTGACTTCGACGACGACGAAGTATTCTTCGGTCAAATCAACGATGATTACGATGATTACGACAAGCAGTTGTCAGGGTACAAAGAGCGAGAAGGCAAGTTTAGCGATATGTTCAGCAGTGACCCTCGTAGTGCCAACTTTTTGATGAACTGGAAGGATGGCAAAGACCCAGCCGTAGAACTCGTCCGCCAGTTTGGTACTGACATTGCCGATGCAATCAACGACCCCGACCGCCAAGAGGAGATTGCCGACGCCAACAAAGAGTTTGTTGAACGTGTCGCCAAAGAGAAGGAACTTGACGGCATCTACCAAAAGAACCTCGAAGAGAGCTTGAAGGTAATTTCCGACTATCAGCAGCAGAACGGACTCAGCGACGAGCAGGTAGACGGAGCAATGGAGTTTCTCATTGGCATTACTCGTGATGCTGTCATGGGCAAGTTCACAGCCGAGACCATTGGTATGGCAATGAAGGCACTGAACTACGACACGGCTGTTGAAGAGGCTAACCACGAAGGCGAAGTGAGAGGCAAGAACACCAAGATTGAGGAGAAGTTGCGCAAGCGACAAAAGGGTGACGGCATTCCTAACCTCAACAGTGGCAAGGGAAGTGGCGCAACTACCAAGCGTTCAAACCGTGGCATCTTCGGTCTTGCAGAGGAAGCCAAGTAGTAAAGCGAGTAAGTAATTATAATTCAAATCTATTAAAATTGTTAAAACTATGGCAGAAGAAGTAAGCGTAGCAACAGGCACCGTAGCCGTAGGTACTGGCACGGCAGGTTTGCAGACCCAGGCAGGTGGCGCACCTGCAACCGTATCGAGTGCAGCCGAAGCAACAGACGGTGTTGATGGCGGTAACTTTGTAGAGGTGGACATCGACGAGGAACTTTTTAAGTTTAATTCGGACGACACCCCTCTTATGAACCTCATGCTCAAAGCAAAGAAAGTCAAGATTGACTCTCCCGAGGTAGACCACTTTATGATTGACGAGCCACGCAGCTCTGTAACCACAAGTGCAAAACTTGAAGCCACCACTGGCAACACTGGTATCCTTCAGCTCAGTGCAGAAGACCAGAACATTCCTCGTGCATACGGCACCTTGCTTGTGGAAGGCGTAGACGGCTATGCAGAAGACGGTAAGACAAAGACTGTAGGCAAGCCTTTGCAGTTGTTTGTAGTCGGTCACGACCAAGCCAGCGGCAACCCCATTGTGCGTGCCGTGAACGGTACAAAGGCACAGCCCACTGACGAGTATTGTAAGATACCCGAAATCCCAGCAGGCACCGTATGTACCATCCTTTCTAACGCTCTCTATGAGACACAGAAAGAAGTAGACCCCGACCTCATTGTTCCACAGCCAAGTCGTGTATATCTTCAGAAGCGTGGTATGAATCAGATTGTCTCTGACTACTTTGACTCTCAGAAGAAGCGCATCCCATTCACTAAGGCATTGATTGCCGAGCAAGCCATTGCGAACTTCAAGGTTCGTGGCAACCGTACCCTTTGGGCAGGTCGCAAGGGCAAGTTCAAGGTGAACGTTCCGAAGTTGGGTATGCAGTATATCTACTTCACAGAGGGTGTGCGTTGGCAGTTCAAGCGTGAGTTGCAGCACAAGGGCAAGTGGACATACGAGAAGTTCATCGCTCTTGCCAAGATGTTCTTCACTGGCGAGGACGTTCCTAAGACCGCACTTCTCCTTGCAGGCAAGAACCTGCTTGAGGAAATCCAGTGCATCGACTTCTCTAAGCATCCCGAGGTAAACATCACGGTAAAGACCAACAAACTTGGTTGGGAGATTACCAATATTCACACCGTGTTTGGTGACATCGAGATTAAGCGTGAGCCTACCCTTGACCGTCTTGGCTGGAGTAACAGCGGTGCATTGATTGGCGAGGATCGTCTTGTACACTATCAGCGTACAACCGAGCACAGCTTCACCGACCGTGTAGATGGTGAGGAGGCAACACGTACAGGCGTACTCGTTTGGGATGCTCTTGCTTTGAAGGGTAGCTGCCACATCTGGATTGACGGTGAAGGCGACGCAGCAACAGAGGGTGCAACAGCCTTCGTTATGTGGGATGCCGAGACCGCACCAGCCGAGGGCGACCTTGTTGCAGGCACCGTATATTATCTGCTTTGCGACTGCCCAGGCATCAACGCTAAGGCGCAGAACGGTCAGATGTGGAAGTATGACGGTACTGCATGGAGCGAGTTCCACGGAGAGGTTATGGCTACTGAAGAGTAGTCGAGCTTATGGCAGTGAAAAGTTAAACAACATTGGGACGGATGGGTCACACCGTCCGCCCCTTTTTTGTTGGTATCGAACATTCAAAAAATAGAATAAAGTATGAACGCAAAAAGAAAAACGTATGGAGTTAGTGGCTACATGGAATGGGTTGCACTCATTGAATGCGGTAAGGCTACGGTGAAAGTACATTTCAGCGGAGGCAGTCTTACAGGCTATGGTGTAACACCTGCCGAGTTCACAACTCAAAACCCTATGACGCAGGCAATCATAGAGAACAGCAAGGAGTTCAAGAGTGGCAAGATATTCCTCCTTCGAGAGATAGAGGGAACAGGCAAATTCAAAGAGTTTGTCCGTGGTCAGCACGCCAATGAAGGAAACCATTTAGGTGGGCAGGCAGCAACAGCGAGTGCCATTGCAGGAACAGCTCTTGATGATAAGAGCGGTGGCGTAGAAACGCCATCGCACAAGGAGAGCGAAGGCAGCGAGGAGAATGGAACTGAAGGCGGAATGATTGAAGCAGAAGGCGAGGAGACAGTGACCGCAGACGGTAAGGCAATCATTGATGTTAGTGATATTGATGATGCACGTGACTATCTCTGTGAGAATTTTGGCATTGCCCGAAGCAGCCTTCGTAGTAATGTAAGTGTGTATCGTGCTGCAGAAGAGCACAACATCGTGTTCCGTGGCATCGAGTAGTAGTTAATAGTAACGAGGGGCGGTGCTATTACTGTCAGCACGGCACATGAAACCTGCCGCATTGCAACAGTAGCCGTCCCTTTTTATTCTTCCCTAAGAAAACGAACATGAGATACGAGGTTAGTGAATTGAAGCGTGAAATCCGCATTGCGCTCGACCAGAACATGACCAGTCGCCAGTTGTTGGCAACTGGCGACATCGACACACTTTCTTTGGAGGAAATCATCGAGAGCAAGATAGTCGATGCAGCACGCATCGTAGAGAACCAAGCTCCTTCGTACCTATTGGACGGAGGCAAGGCGTTTGGTGAGAGTATCGGTTGGAAGAGCCGTGTGGGTTATGGCATGGGCTTCATAGCATTGCCCGACGACTTCATGCGCCTCGTTACTTTTCAGATGAGCGACTGGAGCCGAGCAGTGACAGTAGCCATAAGCGAAGACGACCCATTGTATGCTCAGCAGCAAAGTCGCTATCCAGGTATTCGTGGATGTCCGCAGAAGCCGATAGTTGCCATAACGACCCAGCCTATAGGTCAGGTGTTGGAGTTTTATTCCTGCACTGGCGGTTCAAAGGTGTTTGTGAAACGAGCACGATACATACCCCTTCCACGCATAGAGAAAGGCGGTATAGATTTGTGCGAGAAACTCCACCGAGCCATTGTGTATTATACGGCATACCTTGTAGCATTGAGCATAGGTCAAGCCGAGTTATCATCAAGCATGTTAAACATAGCAAATGAACTGATGAAATGAACGACATCAATAACTTAGGCTCATTCAGCTCCATTGATGCTGTGTGGGCGAAATATCCCGAAGGAGGTAAAGAAGGCGATTTTCTTACCGTAGGCGATGTTAAGCATCGCTGGAATAAGTATGACCAGATATGGGAGAACGCAGAGACCGTTACCAGTTCTACAGGTCGTAAGCTGGAGACCATAGAGGGCGACCTTGCAGTGAACAACGATTTGACAGTAGGCGGAGTGTTGCGTGCGAAAGCCGTGAAGCAGCCAAACTGCGGTTTGTTTGAGAGTGTTTCAGCCCTACAAGCCAAGTATCCCAATCCCGAAGTGGGCATGTGGGCAACCGTTGGCAACACCATTCCTGCAACAATATATCTATGTGCCGAAGAAGGCGTATGGAAGAATACAGGTCAGACAGGCGGTATAGACAGCCTCGACTGGAGTAGGATCAGCACAATCGAAGGCAACGTTACAACCTTGCAGCAGGAGAACACTACAAGGAAGGACGAGGTTACAACCTTGCAGCAGGAGAATACCTCGAGAAAGAACGAGACAGGAAGCCTTGACACAAAGCTGAAAGACCTTACAGCAACAGTAGGGAAGAAGTTGCGTTATGCTTCATTCAGCGGTTTTGTTGACGATGTAGAGGTACGCCAGCAGGGAATAGTGACATGGAATAGTATTGTATGGGATACCGTACAAAAAATGTTCCTTGCCTGTGTGGTAGATACGAGTGGCAACAATAAGTACTATAATAGCTGGACCACCTTTAAGGACTACACCGATAATAACAACCCATCCCAGTACTGCATCTTCCACGATACCCAGACAGGAGACATCTATCGCTATGACGGAACCGACCTTGTGAGCCTTGGTATTACCTACGACCGTTTCAGCGAGCTGTCAGATGCTGTTAGTGAGTTGCAGGGTAGAGCCTTGATAGAGTTGACCGAAAATGGTACGATAGACTCTCGATATATTCCTACAGAATTTGACGAGGTAATCCCTGTAATTAATTGGAGCGATAAAACCGAAGGAACATTAAACTCGATGCCACTGCCAATAGTAGGTACCTATTGGTATGCCCCTAATACGAAGGAACTCTTTGTAGGCGATAGTTCGTCAGGTCTGAAAACATCATGGATGCGAATAAATGCAGACTCGAACAAGCTGTATCTTGACCTAACAAACTGCTTGCCTTACATTTGGAAGGGTGGTGAAATGGTAGCCATAGCCCCAAAGAACACTCCTGCAAGCATCTTCAACGCCACAACCGAAGTACCAATAAGTGGCTACTATGTGCTATGCGACAGCGACAACGAGAGCATGAGTGCCATCCATGCAGCATGGAAAGACGAGAAAGCCGTTAGCGGTCTTATCGTTTCGTTTGAGTTGAGTGCAGGCATTTGGAAGACCTACCAATATGTGGGCAAGACGGTGACAGAGAGTAACTGGTTTGACACCGACAACTGGAAAGACTTCGGCTCCCTTGCAGCAGGCAGCGAAACACACCTTGTGATAGACGAGCTATGCGGAACACCAACAGGCGGAGCCTATACTTTAGGCAGCGCAGTAGATGCCCTTATCGCCTATCAACAAAAGACAGGTGTGAACTATGCCAAGCGAGGACTTGTAATAAGCTACAAGACAGGCGAAAACGAAATGGAGACCAAGCAGTTCCAGGGCGAGATAAGCGACTTCCAAGAAGTAGGTTTGTGGAAAGATTTTGGCGGTGGTGGCAAGCTAATAGCCAAAGACACCTTAGAGAAAGGCGGTGAAGATGCCCTATCAACAGGCGGAGGTTACAACCTTATCCCAACAAACTTGAAGGTAAACACCGAGACCGAAGGCGTGATAAAGGTAGCTATGGTGAACTCAGCAGGTGACACCATTGGCGACGAGCAGCAGTTTGCCGTAGGCACAGGTAGTGGTGGCGGTAGTGGAACCATCATTGCCGTGCAGTGGAAAGAAAACCCATTGTACGAAAAGGCAGGCGGTACGTTCATAGCCGAAGCATCCATTATGAGTGTGACTAAGGTCGGCAGCATGGAGAACTACAACAGCATCATGAAGGTTGCTTTTGTCAACCGTACCACAAAAAAGACCGTCGCCACCTTTGAGCCAAAGAAGGCATCGAGCGCAAGCAATGAAGACTACTCTTTCAGTTTTGACCTTAGTAAACTTGGCACCAGTGCAGGCGAGATACCTTTGCAAGCCGTGATAACCGATGATAGCGGTAACACAGCCACAAAGAATTTGAGCTTGATGGCAGTCGATGTGACGTGCGTCAGCGTTCAGACCCTTAACTACACTAAGGACACCTCTCTTGAAGTGAACGGCAATGCCAAGAATATCCCTATGTTCAAGTTTCCGAACAACTCAAGCGACAAGGGTATTCTCACTAAAGTGGAGATGTATCGTGATGGTGAATGGAAGCTGCTGCAGAGTATCACCGTCAGCGACACCTATTCGCATGGTGTGCTTATAAACCCTGCTGGACTATCACACGGAGCCTATGCAATACGCATACAAGGTGAAGACGTGTCGAGTGGCGTAAAGGGCAACGTGCTTCACACCTCAGTAATGGTTATACAGCAGGACGACACGTTGAGCGACTACAACACCCCTATCGTGCTTGCACGCTGGAGTGACTGCAGCAACGGCAAGAAGAAACTTCTTGAAAGCATAGACATTGATGTATCCTGCTATCAGCGCAACTTGTCAGTTCCGACGGTTGAGATAGAACTGGAGAACGCTACGCAGCACACTAAAGAGACCATTGGCTCTAAAGCCATGAACCGCAATCAGACATACACCATAAGCAAGCGACTGACGAACTACAATCAAGGCGACGAACTGAAAGTGCGTGCCAAGTGTGGCAGCTTTGTTCAGTCAGAAGATTGCGTGTACACTGTCGAGGGTAGCCTTGTTGATATATCAGAGACAGCAGGTGCATTGTTCGGCATCGACATGACAAGCCGAAGCAACACCGACACCGACAAGCGTATAGTCGCCACCACGTCAGACGGTAAGGAAGTAGAAATCTTTGTCAAGGGCAGCAACTATTCAAGCAATGGCTTTGTGAAGGACAGCTACGGCACCAGTGACTACGGCACCGATGCAGACAAAGGACGTATGGCATTGCGTATTGCCGAGGACGTGACCGCAACAAGTAACATCAAGCCATACTCCAACAGCGCAATCGAGACCAACGGTAGTGCTCTGACCTTCACCACCCAAGTGAAGAACGTAGCCGACCGTAATACAGTGCTCATGAAATGTGCAGGCGAGAAGATGGGCTTTGTGCTAACTGGCGAGAAATTAGTGGTATATACCAATGGTGACACCACGGACGGCAAGACATCATGCACCGTACCATACTCTGTAAATGCCGTACATCGTTTCGACATCGTTGTGGAGCCGACCAGCATAGCCCCCTTCGGTGGTATCGGAATGATAAAGGTGTTCAAGGACGGAGACGAGGCAGGAGCCGTGCCTTACGTTGCAGGACAGTTTGCAGTATCGGAAGCAGTTCTTGAATGGGACGGCACGGATGCCGACATCTATCTGTACAGCTTGAAGATGTGGAACACCTACTATACGTTCAAGCAGGCGTTTGACAACTACCTTGTAGGCTTGACCGACACCGAGGCGATGATCAGCGAGTATGAGAAGAACGACGTGCTTGTGAGCCAGAAAGCCGAAGGCGTGACAAAGGACATGCCGAGTATGCAGAAGTGCTTAGATGCAGGACTCTGTGTCGTAGTGCTTACTAAAAATGCCGACACAGCCGACGTTGCGGAGAACTATCCCGACCACTTGGAGAGTCTTGACGGAGACAAGAAGACCACGTTCCTTTTGGACTGGTACGTCTACTTCCCCGACCGACCATGGCAGAACGTGATTATCACAGCCGACCCGACCTCAAATCAAGGTACCACCTCTTCTTTTCGTCCTATCAAAAACAAGAAGGCAAAGCACAAGAAGAACAAGGGCGGTATGCGCATGATGTACACAAGAGAAGAGATTGCCGCAATGTTCACTGGCAATGAAGAAGTACTTGCTAAGTATGACTTGGCAGCTTCGATGGCAAAGAAGAACAAGCTCCAAGTAAGAGAAGGCGGTCAGTACACCGACATCACCACTATCAAGGTGGACTATTCAGACTCCTGCGGTGCTCATAACGGAGCCATGATGGAGTTGATGAACGACACCCAGATAGCAATGGGCGAAAAGTACATGACCCCTGCACAGATATACTCTGAGGGCGATTTCAAGATAATGACGAGCATCGACAGTATTCCATGTGCTCTGTTCCGTACAGACCACCAAATGAGCCATACCGACGCTTGCGACCCAGCCAAAGCATACTTCCATGCCAAAGGCAACTTCAATGCAGACAAGGGCGACGCAACCTTCTACGGTTTCCAAAAGGTGAAGGGCTACAATGCCTCCTGCCTAAACTATGGCGACTTCAAGGAGATTGTAACCACGAAAGAGCAGAGTCTTTCCGACTTGAAGCAGCAGGTATTGAGCGACACATCAAAGCTCGTTGCAGGCACAATCTATGTGCTTAGTGAATGGTGTGGAGAGAAATACCATGTCATTGAGAATGACGGCAGCGGCAAGATGGAAGAAGTGGGAGCCGTAGATAAGCCGACGGAGACCGTGCAGAGCAAAGCCGAGCTGCTTGCAACCAACGTGTCGGAGCTTGACTGGGGTACAGTATATAAGACCAGTGACGGCTACTACATGCAGTACAAGGGCGGTAACTGGATAGAGACCACTGGCACCATGACCTTCAATAAGCAAACGAACAAGTGGAGTGTTACGGGTAGAGTGGTGAACCCAGTGGAGTGCTACGAGCTTCTGAAGTACGACTATCTGAACTGGATGCAGGGCGTGAACAGTGTCGAAGACATGATGCGTGTGGACGAGAGCAGCGGCAAACCAATATGGATGAGCTACTACGAGAGCCGTTATCCCGACGACGACGACTTGAACGAGAAGTACGAGGCAGGCGAAAAGGTGCCTTACCGTCTGTATAAATGGTTGTCGTTCTGCCAGCAGTGTAACCACCACCTCACCGAGAGCGACGGAGACATCACCATCAACGGTGATACCGTTAGCGGCAGCACAGCAAACCGCCTTGTCAAGTGGGAGAAGGAGCTGCATAAGGAAGCCAACGTACTCAGCGCACTATGCTACACCGTAGCCAGTGACTACAAAGCATCCGTAGACCAACGAAGCAAGAACATGATGATAGCTTTCTACTTGGACACCGACGGACGAGTGAGAATGTATCTGAACCACTGGTATGACGGAGACTGCGTAGACGGCAGTGACAACGACTGCGGACTTACCATTCCCTGGGATATGGACGCACGTACAAGCCACCTCTATCAAGGCTGGGATAGCGTGTTGTTCCAACAGACCTACAAGGCAGGAGCCTTCTGGCTTGACGAGGAAGGAAGCAGCACCGTTACACTAAGCCAAGTAGCAGGAGCCATGCGCTCTGTGACCTACAACAACATCAAGCCATTCAGCGCAAGCGGTTGCTACTACTACTGGGTAACAAAGCGACTGGAGAAGTGGGCAAAGGTTATCTCATCATTCGATGGTGAGCGTAAGTATGTTCAGAACTCCAAAGCATCCGACCAGTACTTCTACGCCCTGCATGGTCTTAGACTTGATGACCTCCCCGACTATCAGCGGAAGCGTTTCGAGTTCTGCGACGGTCAGTATCAAGTTGGCGACCTTTATACAAACCCATTCAAGGCTCGTATGATGGGCAAGATAGAGATAACCATCACGGCAGCGCAAGACGGCTTCTTCGGACTTGGTGAGGATAGAGCGGATATGTGTGCCGACTCGTGCCACCTGCTTGCAGGCGAGAGCTACACTATGCGAGTTAGCGATGCACAAGAAAGCGGTAAGATGATATACATCTTCGGAGCCAGCAAACTTGCAAAGCTCGACATTTCAAAGTGTACCCCGAAGTCGGACGGCTTCTCGCTGGAGTATTGCACGTTGCTTGAAGAGTTGATAGTAGGAGGCGAAGCATACAGCTCAGCCTACACCACAGGACTTCTCACTGGCTTGAACCTTCCAACTATGCCGTTCTTGAAACGTATCGACATACGAAACACGAAGATAGCCGTGTTGAGTGCAAAGAACTGCCCTCGTCTAAAGGAAGTGCTTGCCGAAGGCAGCAGCTTAAAGACCTTCACCCCTGCGGAGAGTGCTCCTATCAGCGTGCTTCACCTTCCTTCGACCATGACCTCATTGCAGTTTGTGAACCTACCGTTACTGACATATCCTAATGGCGGTCTGACGATAGGCGGCATGAGCGACGTGACAAGGTTTGAGATACGAGGTTGTGATAAAATCGACACCATGACTATGCTGAAAGATGCAATCAGTGGCGGTGCGAGGATAGCAGAGATTAGCTGCAAATTGGGCAATGTGCGTAGCGACACAACGCTACTGCAGTCGCTCATTGACTCTGGTGCAAGAGGCATAGGCAGCGAGTTGAAAGACAAGTGTGATGGACTGACTGGACGCTACATCTTGACACAGATGATAGAACAAAGTCTGTACAAGACATACGAGAGCTACTTCCCCGAGCTTGAACTCCACAATGCGCTGTACTCTCAGTATACAATGAGTGACCTCGAACCAGACCCTCAGAACATTACGAATGAGGACAACAAGACAGGCTACAAGTACAAGAATAAGTACGTCCCCAGTGGTTACATCAATATAATACGACGTTATTGTGTGCCAGTGCAGGCAACGCCAAACAGAGACGGCAGTGCCGTAACGATGAAACTCTTGAAAAAGAGCGACAATACCAAGTATCACGATGGTACGGACTATGACTACACCGACAACTTGGGACAAGGCTTCGACTCGTTGGCAAGGTTCTGTCACTTCTGGTACAAGGGCATCAATGACATCAAGGTGCAAGAGAAGCATATCCTGCTGAACTATGGAGACGAGGAGCCAGTGGCATCATGGACAGAGAAAGCCAGTGGCAGACTTGCAGGACTCATATACAGAGCAGGTGTCGGCATATCCCTCAACTCTGTAACAGTAGGTCAGCCCTTTACCGAAGAAATGATGTCGTCAGTAGCGAGCTGTGCTGTGTACCGCATAGACGTGCGAGGCATGAAACAGGTCAGATACTACGGTCTGAATAACGCCCTTTTTGGTGGTGTGTTCTTAGGCGACGATGATGTAGTTATCGAGAAGGCACAAGTGTCTGTTACAGGTACAGCGATGTCACCTCTTGACTTCTTAGAAGATGATTATCTCTTCCGTGACGTTCCGAGTGGTGCCAAATGGTTCTACTTCACCTGCCTAATGAGCATAGACCAAACAAAGGAAGTGTTTGCCGTGGATAGCGACGACATTGAAGCCATAGAGCCAGGCTGGGTAGAGCACAAGGCAGACTTGGTGGGTATTTATGGCATGAGTGTGGACGACCTTGTAAGAGCAAGAAGTCTCTCTGGTAAGAAGACACGATGCGGCAATGGTACTCAGACCACCAGTATAGAATGGAGCTACGACGATGAAGGCAACCCAACATCAACTCCAGTAGGCGCAATGAACTACACCTACCAAGACATGTTGAACCTATGCCGTATGCGAGGCAAGGGCTATCACTCGATAAGCTACGAGCAGTCGAAGATACTTGCCATACTCTCGCTGTGCTGGAGTGGCAACCGTGACGACCAAAGTGTTTATGGTTTCGGTTGTGGCTCACAGTACACCACTGGAAGCAAAGACAAAACAGGCATGGACACTATAAACGGTGTGCATAGCGGTGCCAACAAGGTGTGGAACGTTGAAGGTGCAGTCGCCTGCAACTACGAGGTTATGGACTTCTACGGTGTAAACATAAGCACATTCAAGGAGTGGAAGGCAAGCAAACGCTCACAAGTGGGACCCGTGGACGACAACGCCCACATCTACGATCCACATACCGACACCGAGCGAGTGGTACCATATCCAACACAATCGGGCTATAACATTGCCCGAATAAAACTTGGTCGTTTCTGTGACATAATAGCAAGCTCAGTAAACAACGATACCAGCAAGTGGGTTACATGCTTCTGTGCTGTTACATACTACTATGGCGCACCTGGTCGCTGTGTCGGTCGTGCGTTCAACAATGCGGTTGCGCATGGCGGTCTCGTCTGCTCGAATGCGTATCACGCTTCGTCGAGTTCGTATTCGAGTTACGGTGTGCGTCTTGCCTTCTCTGGAATATTGAGCAACGATGCTGAGATTGACAAACTGATTGAAAATAACTTGGAAGAATATGATGATACGAAAAAGCAATAGAATGGAGAGGTCGGCTGTCAAGCCGACTCGACCACCATAACAGAAATGCCCAATGGGCAACACATGTGAATATCAAATAAAGTAACAAACAATAAAAAATAATAACTCAATCGTCTGAATAAGCGGAAACGGAAGCGTCAAAACGTAGCCGTAGCCGTGGGAACAAAACAAAGGCGGAAGTCCTTGACGTCGCTGTGTCGGTCGTGCGAACAACAATGCGAATGCGAATGGCGGTCTCGTCTACTCGAATGCGAATAACGCTTCGTCGAATTCGAATACGAATTACGGTGTGCGTCTTGCCAACTATCCCTAACACTCCACACCTTCTGGAGTGAATAACATCGTCGCTCCAGCGTCGCCCATGTATGGGCATTGCTGCCGACGAAAGGACGGAGCCTCGGCAAAAGCTGTCTTTATGGACAGGAAAGCGGAAACATGACAAGGGTGCAGTCTATCATAGGAGAGTAGATGCAGCAATGCAGGTGAAAGCCTTAACGACTGCGGAACGAGAAGAAATCAATAAGCCAATGAAGAGATATGGCAACCTCATAAATGAAATCATCGACCGAAGTAATCTTGAAGCGTCGTTTGATGAAGTGACCTGCGACCTATCGAAATGGTCGAAGGAATACTACAGAAGCAAGAAAGAAGAGATAATCAACCGTCTTGCTACAACCATCGGAGACGGCAGCTTTAGGATTACACGGTTTGAGGAGTTTGAGGTTAAGGATGGCAACAAGATTAGAAAGGTACAGTCGCCACCAGTGGAAGAGCGCATCGGCTGTAACGCTGTGATGCGAGTAGTAGAACGCTACGTCTATCCGACTGTTATCCCTACGAGTTGCGCCAGTATCAAAGGCAGAGGAATGCACAAGCTATTTAGGAAGATGCGTTCCGACATTCGTCACAACATGGAAGACTGTTGCTATTATTTCCAAAGCGACTTCCGTAAGTTCTACGAGAGCATCTGTCAGATACTGATGAAGCAGGTGATACGACGATACATCAAGGACAAAGTGTTGTTACCGATACTCGACAACTTTATAGAGCTGATGCCCAAAGGATTGTCAATCGGTCTTCGCTCGTCACAATGTTTCGGCAACCTGCTGCTAAGCGAACTCGACCACAGGATGAAAGAGAAGTACGGAGCAAGGTTTTACTACCGTTACTGCGACGACATTCTGATACTGGCAAAGACAAAGAAACGTCTTTGGTGGCTACGAGAGAAACTACATGCCGAAGCAGAGGCATTAGGACTCGAGATAAAGCCCAGTGAAGCCATCCGTCCATTGAGTGAAGGCATCGACTTCCTCGGCTTCGTTTATGACGGAGGCAAGGCGAGGATAAGGAAGCGCACCAAGCAACGCTTTGCACGCCACATGGCAAAGGTGAAGAGCAGGAGCAGAAGGCGCAAATTGATTGGTAGTTTCTACGGCATGGCAAAATGGGGAAATTGCAGACACCTTATGCAGACGATAATCGACAAGAGAAAAGATATGGAAGAGTTTAAGAACCTCGGTTTAGTGTATCAACCCGAAGACGGCAAGAAGCAGTTTGTTGGCGAGCGAGTGAAACTTGGCACTCTGGTAAACCTTCACATCGTCATACTTGACTTTGAGGAAGATGTACCCACAGAGAACGGAAACAGCACTCTGGTACAATTCCAGTTTGACAATGGCACGAAAGCCAAGTATTTCACATCGGACAAACGTCAGTTGCAATTTCTTCGCTTAGCAAAAGAACGAAAGGTATTGCCTTTTGGTACCACCATTGGCATGGAGAGTTTCGGCAAGGGCGTGCGCTATACCTTCAATTAGTAACCCATAAAAACGAAAGGCAATGGAAAAGATTTTTGGAGCAAAAGAACGGCAGGACGGAGTAGTGAGAGTGTCGTCAAGAAGCTATATTCTCTTCTTCGGTTATGGTGAAGAGAACGGCAACGGCTACAACTACCGTGCGAGGTTTGACCACAAGCCAAGTGTCAGTGAACTGCGTGAAGTGATAGAAACTCATGTGAACGGACTGACCGACGCAAAGATTGTCAGTGGCTACGAGTGGGCAGGTAAACAAGTGTGGCTTAGTGATGCCAATCAGCGTAACTATGCAAACGCTTATATCAGCAAGAACCTTCCAGTCAAGATACGAGTGTACGACAACATTGCTGAAGGAGAGACCTCATCAACGGTGATCAGCTTGAACACCGAGGAAGAACTCGACGCTTTCTATCAAGGCATGGTGTGCCACGTCAATGCGTGCTTAGAAGCAGGCTGGCAAGAGAAAGACAGCGTAGACTACGAGAAACTGTTAGAAGATTGTTAAACCCAAACCTATTATTTATGAAAAAGATTTTTGCATGGCTCAAACAGAGCAACCGCTTAAGACACCTTGCAGGCGGCTATGCTATCGGAGTGTGTTCGGACAGCGCATACTGCGGTATGTATGCAGGTGTTATTGCAGCCTCGTCGCTGGAGTTTAAGGACAAAAGCTGGGGAGGAGAATGGGACTGGATAGACTGGGGACTTACCGTATTAGGAGCAGCCCTCGGTAGTGTTACAAAACTATTAATACGTTAAACCTATGAGCTACACAATTTCAGACCAGTTGATAGTGGTGATGTTCCTTATGGTGGGACTGCTTATCACACCACTCTTCTTTATCGCCCTTGACTTTTGGGCAGGTATCAGAAAGGCGCACACGCGAGGCGACCGCATACGGAGCGACAAGATGCAACGCACGATACAGAAACTATCGAGATACTACAACGCCATCCTTGCCATGATGGTACTGGATGCCGTTCAGATAGCAGGCTTCGTGTTCCTGCATATCTTCAACTCCTGGACTCTGTACACGTTTCCCTTGTTCACGCTGATAGCCGTGCTCTTTGTTGCTTCCATAGAAATAAAGAGCATCATGGAGCCAGCCGACGCAAAGGAGAGTAGAGAAATGAAGGAAGTAGGCGCACTTGCCAAAGCCATAGCAGCGCACCGAAGCGACCCGAAGGAGATAGCGGAAGCCATTGCCGAATACCTATCGAAGAAATAAATAAAAGTAAAGAGCGTGTGACAACCATTAAATTTGCATTATGAAGACAATAGAACTGACAGTAAACAAAGCAAACGTGTATGACGAGGTGGCAAAGACCACCTCGTACACAGGTCAGAAGATGCAAGGCGACGCAACAGCCTACGACCGCATCTTCACTACTGACGACGACCGCATGATGCTTGAACGCTTTTGGGTTGAGGCTTGCAACGGAGCGACGGAGCAGTTCAAACCCTTCTTGGTGTCTGTAAGCGACCAGCCCGTGAGTCATGGTGTGGAACTTGACAAGAACTACGTTGTGAAGCTGGAGTTGAGCAACAGCTATGACGAGTCGCTGAACGGCAGCATCGGCACCTCCCTGTTCTCCTACTTCGTAGCAATGATAGTGTCGAAGTGGTACAAGTTCACGAACAAAGGCGAGAGCCAGAGCTACGGCACAGATGCTGTTGGAGCCATAGACGATGTTATGCGGAAGATATACTACCGTAAGAAGCCCACTCGTGTAGTGCCGACATAACCAAACCCCTACTGCATAAAATTTTATTCAAACCATAAATTACAAAAATCATGAAAGTAGTAATCTTAGGAACAGCACACGGTAAGAATGTTGGTGGCAAACGTAGCCCCGACAATTCGCTGGAAGAGTATCGTTACAGTCGAGAGATAGTGAACCGACTGCGCACCGCTTTGGAAGCCAGAGGTTGTGTAGTGTATGTAGACATGCCCGAGGACGTTGTGCCCCTTCCCCAACAGCAGGAATTGCGTCTACGCTGCAACTTTGTGAACAATCTTTGCAAGAAGTATGGCAAAGACAGGTGTCTGTACGTTTCGATACACGTCAATGCAGCAGGCGGAGAAGGCAAGTGGATGCTTGCAGGCGGTTGGTGTGCCTACACCAGTAAGGGTACGACCGTTAGCGACAATCTTGCAGAACGTCTGTATGAAGCAGCCGAGAAACATCTGAGTGGCTATGCCGAAATCATGGAGGAAGGCAAGAAGGACGGCTCGTATAGCAGCAAGCAGACCCCTATCCGTACTGACAAGAGCGATGGCGACAAGGATATGGAGGCAGACTTCTTTGTGCTGAAGCATACCGCATGTGCAGCCGTTCTGACAGAAAACCTTTTCATGGACAACAAACGTGACGTGTCATTCCTCCTCAGCGAGAAAGGCAAGCAAAGTATTGTTGCCCTTCACCGAGACGGCATCTTAAACTTCATCAAACAATAAACACGAAGCATTATGGAAAAGAAAAAGTTAGACGACTTCTTTGTAATGTTGATAGTGGTGCTCTTCGGCTTTGTCTTAGGTTACGTTGTAGGAGCATTTGTCTTAGATCATGCCGTAGGCAATGTGACGGAAGAGAAGCAGACCACCATCACCAAATGGGACACAGTGTATATTGCATCCCCAGTGGCGAATGACAGCGCAACAACGGATTACATTGTGCGTTGGTTGCCGACTGCAAAGGAGAAGCGAGAAGGCAGTGGTGAGCATCACCAGGAACTTGTTGTGAACGACACATCACCCGACAAAGTGTTCCAGCCTCCTAATGACAGCGCAGCAGTGATAATCCCGATTGTGCAGAAGAAGTATGAAGGTGACGAATACACAGCATGGGTAAGCGGTTATGAGCCACACCTTGACAGTATCAACATATTCAGACGCACCGACATCGTGACCAAGACTCTATATATAGAGAAGAAGCGACGACGATGGGGATGCGTAGTAGGTGTTGGAGCAGGCGTGAATGTGAAAGGCGAGGTACAGCCGACGTTGGGTATAACCTTAGGCTACCGTCTGTTCTGAATGAGAGTATAACCAATAACATAATATAGAAATGGCAAAGAAAACTATTGCAATCACTCTGTATATGTCGGAGCTTATCTACGACGTGCAGAACAAGACCTATCTTACAGGCAGAAGCCGAACGAACGGCACGAACCATGAGGAGGTGGCAAACATGCAAGCCAATGATGACGACGAGAACGCAAACCAGATATTGCGCTCCATCGGTAATGCCTTCGCTAACTTGAAGACCAAGCTAAGCGAGTTCATCAACGAGACAGGCACCAGTGCTAACGACAAGCTGCTGAGTGCCACCAGCAACCTCACCATATCTCTGAACATGCCCCCGAACTACAACAGTGCAGGTAACGACACAATCAGCTCGGCATTGCATCAGTATCTTGTGAACAGTGCCATAGGCGACTGGTTCACCATCACCAACAAGAACGACGCAGGCGACTACATCACCCTTGCTGCCGCCAACCTTGAGCAGTTGCGTGAAGCAGCCAACAAGCGCAGCCGTCCGACACGCACAACCGTGGCGTAAGGCATGGACGAGAACCGTTACAACAGCACAGGACTGACGGCACGCACCAAGACCGTGAAGCTGCTCTTCAAACGTAGTGAGCTGCTGTATGACATCAAGAACTATGCCTACGTTGAGGGCGATGTTATGCAGGTGAACACGGAACACGACCGTCACCAAGTGCAGGACATTGGCGAGACAGGCAATATTGACAGGGTGACAAAAGTGCTTGACCTTGCCTATGCAGAGAGTGTAGAAGCTCTTTTTCCATACACAAAACAAGATGTGGAGCAAGTGACAGAAATGGACAACATGCCCACAGTGGTCTACGACGAGGAGCCACCAACCGACGAAGGAAGCGACGAGGTGTTTACCAACGAGAAGCCCGAGGTAACCAAGTCGCAGGACTACGAGATACAGTTGCTTGTACCCGACGCTTACAGCAAGACCACGGTAACCTTGCTTGTGAGATACATACATGAGTACATGGTGTGTCGTGTGTTGGCAGACTGGATGAGCATAACCAATCCCCCATCGGCACCGAGGTGGAAAGAGAAAGAGCAAGAAATGCTTGAAGCGATGAAGGAAGCCGTGAACTTCAGAACCAAGAGAGTAAGAAGAACACAGACCCCATTCTAAAGAATACAAAAAGAGAGCAGCCATTACGGTTGCTCTCTTTTTGTATGTTATCGTGGTTGATTGACGAGACGAAGCTGGAACTGTATGGAAGCACCATACAACGACTCATCGGGTAAGATGTCGCATAGCAGGACTATGCGGAAATACTTGTAAGGCGAGCCACGGAAGCCACGCAAGTAATGGTCGGTGGACGAATAGACCAACTGCCAGTTGAACAAATCCCGAGAGCCAAACAATATAGACTTGATGTGTCCTCTTCGGAACATACCTCTTTGGATCACCGTGTCGATAGTCTTCAAAATGTCTGGAGCTTCGAGTTTGAGCGGACGAGAGACAAGCATCCCCTTTACTGGAGTGTTATCAATAGCCACGTCAGAGAAATTGACGATGCTCAATATCTCCTTTTCCTCCTCAACTGCCCATGCTTCGGGATAAGAGTTGACAGCGTAGAGCAGCTTCGACTCGATGAGACTCCACTTTTTCTCCTCAATAGAATAGACATAAGCATATCCGCACTTTTCGCTGAAGACTATCAGCAGCTGGTCTACATAATCGTAAATGATTTGGCAGTTGCGAATGAACGTCGAAAACGGCACAATGTCTAACATCTTATAATCATTGTCAGCGAGGTATGTTTTTAACGTATTACCGAGTGACAAGATGTTGAATGGAGTGTTCGTGTTGATAGGCTCAGATATGCACTGAGTATCGGTGCCCGAAAGCATCATAATGCCACGTTCGGTAGTGAAGAGCACGGCACTGTCTATTGGTGTAATGCTCTTGATGTTGTTACAGACATCACGAGACACCGACTGACGTACCGAATAGCTACCGTCGTTCGCCACCTCCATTGCCCAGATACCATCTGACGAAAAGATGTACAGAGGCGATTGTCCGAACTGGTTGCGAGTGATTGGACGAGTGTTAGACGCAGCAGCATACAATATGCCGTCACCGACACGCACACGCTGCTCAATCATAATGGGATTGCCCTGCACCGACACAAACACCATATTGTCCTTGTTGGTAGAAATAACAGAGCGAGGAAGCGACAATCCATTGTCGGTGTCGTCGCCAGTTGCCACAGGGTCGCCAAATCGGTATGCACCTTTGAGGAAAGGATGCGCCTGCAGTTCGTATTTGTATTGCTTGCCATTCTCGTATATGGTAGCTTCGACCGCCTTAGAATTGGTGTAGAAGAACCAACGTCTGTTAGCCGAGGACTGGGTATTCTTACCTCTTACAGCATATTGCAGAGCTTCGCTTTCACGCTGCTCAATGCCCACTTTGTAGTTTGCGTCATGCTCTTGCGTCTGTACAAAGCCACACATGGCATCGAGGTCGAAGCCAACAAACTCGCTCTCAATGATACCTACCCAATGCTCACGCTGGTTGTAAGACATGGCATATTTAGCGTTGTATGTGGCAAGGTTTTCTGTATTGTCAGCCAGAAGCGATGTATTTCCCGACAAGCCTTTGAGTACCTCGGCATCCAAAGGAACATCAACAAAGTTGTCATTCATGGATATTTCATCCTTCTTGATTTCCTTAATGATTTTGAAGGCAGACACACCCGACAACTTCTCCTCGTAGCTATCAAAGTGAGGAAGCGTGAGATAACTTGTAGCTGTGCTTGCAATGTTCTTGATACCACTGAGCGAATAGGTCTTGTTGGCAGGAGCCGAGTCGGTAACGTAGATATTCTGCCTACATTCTTCGAGCGATGCACCCTCCTTGTAAAGATAGATAGGGTCTGACACAGCAACGACAAGAGTGTCTACAAGGTCTTCCATGTCAAGAAGGTTTTGCAGCTTCACCTTATCCTTGACACGATACATAAGTTTGGAACTATATGCCTTTGCCGTGACGAGCGCATTATAATAGATGCTCTCGCTGTTGACTTTCTTCAACTCACTCAATTCGATAACAGGCGTAACCTCCGTATTAGGCTCCATGAGTATAGGCGGTGATACAGTGATAATGTCTCCAGTAATCATTCTGAAACCATAACGGACGAAGAAAGGCAGCGCAAATCTGTTGCCGTCTCGGCAGTTGGCAAGCAATGTGTTTGCAAGACCAAGCAACGCATTATTGGCACTCTCTATGGCGTTGTAGAGATATGTGCCACTTGGCTGTATAACAGCCACCTGCTTATCAACCATGATCGTACCTACATGTTTTCCGTTCCAGACAGGACCATCCTGGGAGTTAGCACGGAAGGAAACGTAAATACGCACAACGTCCATTGTCGGGGTAAATACAAGGTCGCCTCCTACCTTACCACCATCCAGTGCATACCATTTACCATCTGCATCATAGAGAGTTACATTGAAATACATTGTAGAAGTAGCCGTCTTCCTTGAGACTTTTATTCTGTATACGACACCCTTTGAAAGGTTACATGCTATTGATAAACCTCCAAACGAAACCTCATAGGCGTGCGTAACAACATTCTCCCATGTTGCCGCAGGCGAGCCATTAGAGTCTTTGAGCACGCTGTTAATCACTTGCGACTGGGTGCGTATTATAGAGTCGAGACCGAACTGCAGAGTAACGGCATAGTCGGCAGTACTGAAAGGACGGTACTTGCCACGCAGATAAACAAAATGGTCTAAGGAGTCGGCTCCATAGACGCATAACACATTGCCAGTGGCAGTGCATTTGATAGTGTCCACATCATACATCTTGATGAGCGTGCGAGTAGCCTCGCCCAACTTGCCGTAGTATAGTGATTTGTCCTTCTTGATGATGAGGAACTTAGTGTTGTCATTAACCGTGTGTATGAAAATCAACTCCTCACCCTTTTGTAGGGAGCCAATAGTGGAGGGAGTGTGCATGCCATGCAACTCCCCATTCTTTGGAACGAGATTGAAAGACAAAGCGAGGTCGCCATCTGGCGAGTCGTAGTCGGAAGGTGAGACCGTGTAGCCTCCATACTTTATTTCCTTTATCATACGTTACTTATTTTTGAAGATTGATTTTCGTAATAAGCGACACCATGCAGCCGTAGTTGTTGAACGTCATACACTCGCCAGCAGGTACTCGAAGCACGTCATTAAAGCCGTAGCCTTGTGTCCGCATCATAACATGCGTGAGACGTTTGGAATAGCATCTGAAATTACGGCTTCCAGTTTTGGAAGGTCTTACAGTTGCTTCGTGTGAGCCGACGTAAGAGTCAGCCTTATGCTTTACATATAGCTGATACTCGCATCCATTAACGGCAATGTCAATGACATCGCCCTCGCATAGATTGAGCACCTTTGCAATTCGTGAGGTGATGTCGATACGCCCATTTGGATAGAACGTTACATCTGGGCGACGAGTTATGTTCAGAATACTGTGCATGGTGTCGTTTGCAAAAATAGAGAATTTGACTTTGTGAGTTGCTTTATTTATTTATCGAACAAAGAAGGTTGATGCTGTTGCAGGTATGCGTCTCCGTGTGCTATATATTCGTCCACTCGCTTTTCAAGCGCAAGTGACTTATCCCAAAGGGGCTTACGGACTGATTGCCAGTCCTGCCCTTTGGTAGAATAGAAGTCCTTTTGCGCTTGCCGCATCTGTTTAACGAGATTGAAGAACGCCAGTCTTCCGTTATTCATCGTCTTTCTCGTTCTCATTGTCGCTGATTTCGAAGACGAAATCAGCCCAAATGTCAATGAACTGCTTGCCTGCATACTCTGCCAAGTCTCTGTTTGAGAAGGCAAGACGCACACCGTAATACGTATACGAATCCGACGAAGCGTTAAACGCATTCGAGCAGACGAGACCGCAACTCGCATACGCATAGTCGCCCGCACGACCGACACAGCGACGCTTTTCCTCCTCGGAGAAGTTGTCGTACTCTTCCTTAGTGTAGATGTAGAACCAGGGATAGTAGCGATATTCGTCTTCAGTAAACTTCGGGTGCCAGCCTTCATTGAGAGCTTCAGTAATGATACGCAGCTTTAGGAAAGCTACAACATCCTTGCCCATCCATTCTGCAAGCGACTGCTCACCGTTAGCTCTGGTGACCAAAGCATCGTAGACAGACACCATAGGATGGTCTTCACCCAGTTCGTTGCAGGCATCCTCGAAAGTCTTTATGCGCTCAGTTACTGGTCGGTTGTCCTTCTCGTCAACCATTACGAGGACGGTCTTGCCGCCTACTTCCTGCCACTCTGCCTTCTTGTCAGCAGGCACTTCAATCTGAATTGTTTTTGTTTCTTTCATGTTGTTTATAATTGAATGGATTATAATGTTCTGTATGTTGAGTTCTCGAACACGATGCGTTCAAACATTTCGTTGAAACGGTCAGCGATGCGTTCGCCATAGTGTTCTCGAATTTGTTTCGGAGTTAGGTTGGTGGTGACAATAGTGAAGAGCTGTGCGTTATAGCGATGGCTCAACAGTTCTATGACAGGGCTTAGCACGTTGCCATAGTCGAGCACTTCCGACGGCTCCACGCCCAAATCGTCGATGGAGAGCATGAGCTGTGAGCAAAGACCTTTGTATGTCTTGTAATCGTTCTTTGCAGCGTCGCATATCTCCCTTGCATCCACCTGCTTGATGTATAAGCCATCGTTGCTGTAATCGTGTCTGTAAATCCACGATACGAGGTCACGAATGGCATGTGACAATGTAGTCTTGCCATTGCCACACTGCCCACAAAGAAGCATACCGAACTTAGGACACTCGGCAGTGAGCCACCGTGCCGCAGCCTTGATATGCTCTTGTGTGGCAATGTCGTCTTGATAAATGCGGTGTCTGAATTCCACATTAGCCTTGTAGGCTGCTGTGATAGCATCGACTGACGCTTCATATTGCCACGGCAATCTAAAACGCTCCGCTGTAGTCTTGCGGTTGAGAAGTTGTTGTTTGAACGCCTCTACGTTTATTCGCTGCGCTTGTTCTTTCTGATTGTTCATTTGCTTTTCTTGTTTCGGCTTCGAGTACAATCCTCAGCCAGTCGTTAAAATGATTAATAGCGTCTCGTCGGTCATTATGCTCTGTCTGCCTACATTGGCAGTCAAGAATGAACTGAGCGTAACGTTTAGAGAGTTCAGCCTGGTTGATGTGGAACTTCATGCACATACACTCCTGCTCATATTCACCGATGAGAGCTTTGATGTCGGCTTGAGTGTCTGCAGGAGGTGAAGAGTTCTTGGCAGGCTTATCGGACTCTGGAGCGGACGGTGTCACCTTTGGTTTTCTTGGTCTTCCACCACGTTTGCCAGCCTCAGACCTTTTGCGGCTCACCTCGTACATCTGCTTCATGCGTCTAAGCATAGACGACGAATAGAAGAAAGCGTGATCGTCGGTGAACTTGAACAGCTCAAAGTCTTCGACGACGGCACGGATAAGTTCAGCATCAACACGCAGGTCGTAGGATATGGCATTATAGTCGGTGGCGCACATGTATCCAGTAGCGTCACGCATCCGCTCCAGCACCATGAAGAATACACCATACCCAGCAGCTCCGTATTTCATGCGAAGTCGGATGATGCGCTCGTCGTTACGAGCATTGCTGTCGTGGGAGAAATAGTTCATAAGAAACTTATTAGATGGTGTTAGTAATGTTATTTACAAGTTGGGAGGTAGTGTTTCACTTCACTCATAAAATCGTCGAGCGAACGGCAGACAACGTATTTGTAGCCTTGCTTCTGAATGTACTCCTGCCATTCCTTTTGCGAGTCACGTTGCCGACCGATGCGAGTCTTCATTTCTATTGCAAGACCGTGGAAGCATCCCGATGGCACGAGCAGCAATAAGTCAGCAACACCAGCTACCACCCCTTCTGCTTTGAGTTTGCCAGCCGTAACCTTGTCTCTCCGCCCACCATTTGGTACGGCAAATAGGTTGAGGCTAAGTTTAGAGTACTGAAGGCGGAACCAGCGGACGCAAGCAACTTGTATCTGATGTTCCTCATCATGTTGTTTGCGTCGCTGCTTCACGCCATTGTTGGCAAGCTCTCGCATCTGTTCGAGCGACATTCCCATTAGTCCGTCTTTTCGGCTGAATGGTTAGTGTCGTGCAAGAACACATCAAAATACTTTGTTTCGTCGAGCGTGGCAATCTCGTAGTCAAGAGTTGTGTTTGCAAATGCGTCAACAACCTTCTTGCGAGCTTCACCTATGTCGTTGGCAGGAACAAGCCAGTAGACGGCTGTGCGCTTCTCCTTGCCAGTCTTCTCGTCGAGAGTGATGAACATGATTTTAGCCTTGTAGTACTTATCACCCTCGCTGTTGTCGTACTCAGAATAACGAGTGCGCTTTAGTGTCATTACATCGAAATCGCCACTGACGAAAGGCTGCATTTCTTCTGTGATACGTGACTCGGCTTCGGTGAATGTGAGTGCGTCTACGATGTAGAGTTCATTGACCTTCTTTGTTGTGCCTTCTTCGGTGGTGCGCTCATAGCGTACACCACACTCAAAAAATGTTGCTGTTATTAATCCCATAATGATTAAAATTTTAAGTAAAAGTCCAATCTTGTAGCAAGTGCATTATAATAAGTGTGCATTGCTGTAAACTGTGAGCTAAGCATAATCTTCTCCTCACTTGGCATGTCTCTGTACTTGTTGGTTAGAGTGAACGAGTGGAGAGCCTCAATGCGGTGGCGAAGTTCTACCTCTTCGATTTGCAGGCGGTCGATGAAAGACTCTGAAAGTCTGTAAGCTTTTTCGAAGACTTCTTTGGGTGACCATGAGTAATAGCCATCTGGGTACAGCAGGAGATAACCTTCTTCTTCCTTCGTGTCTGCTGGCGTTATAGAACGTCCAAGAAACTTCTCGGCATCCGTTCTCGTCATAGGTATTGCCTTTACCGTCTTAGTTGCGGTAAACTGCTTCATATTACGCTCTATCTTTTCCATAGTGATTACTGTTTAACGATGAGTGATTGTGATTGATTGAACTTTACCTCCTTGTGGGCAGGTATGATGATAACTTCTCCAGTTCGTGGATTGCGTCCTGCCTTCTCCTTGCGCTCCTTGATAGCGAAGGAACCCAAGCCACGGAGATACACATTGCGTCCGTTCTTGAACGCATCCTTCATGATGTCAATGACACCATCAACCGCTTTGATAGCGTCAGCGAGTGGCATGTCTTTGCGTTCTGCCAACTCTCTTGCAATTTCTAACTTTTTCATTTTGAATAGAGTTAAATTTGTTATTTGTATGTTTTACTACTTTTGCGTCGCCTAAAATTATTCGTACATCGTCTCTATGTTGAAGCGACGTGTACCGCTTATAGAGTGCGTCTTGCAGATTGTCAAGCATGGTGAGCCATCCAATTTCGTAATCGAAAGTTACTGGTGCCGTGTAGCGGAATGTACAGAAGAAGCGTTCGCCATGATTGACCATGATGTCTATGTCGAGTGTTATCCAGCGTTTGCCGTTAGAATCGACGTATGAGCCTTCGGGGGGGGTAGGATGGAGCATATTACTTTTGAAATAAATTTGGTTGTAAAAATTCGTTTATTAACTCGTTGAAATATTGTTCGTCTTCTGGTATATCATCCGATGAAGCCATAATCTCATTAGCGATAGACTTCTTCTTGTGGATGATTTTGTAGAGTGCGTGGTCGATGGTGCCACGTCCCAACAAATAATAACACGTTACGTTGTCCTTCTGCCCGATGCGGTGGGCACGGTCTTCACACTGGCAGCAATCGGCATACGTCCAAGCAAGCTCCACGAAAGCAACATTTGATGATGCCGTGAGTGTGAGACCAACACCAGCAGCCTTGATGGAACAGATGATGAGGTTGCTGTGTCCGCTTTGGAAACTATCTACGGCAGCTTGTTTGCTAACAGCAGAGTCACGCCCCGTAACCGTAACCGCTTTGGGGAACGCCTTTTTAAGTTCGTCCACAATCTCATGCAAGGAGCAAAAGAGAATAAGCGGTTTGCCCGAGTCGAGGAAAACACGCACGAAGTCGATAGCTTGCTTTACCTTTCCTTTTGCAGAGAGCGAGCGCAGCGTCATGAACTTGACAAGAGCCTCCATGCGCATCTTGCGACGTATCTCATGGTCGGTACACTCCTTGTATGTGCGCAGATACTCTGCAAGGTCGTTGGCAGCAAGGTCGTACTCCTCCCGATTGCTGATGTCAACATATAGGTCGCAGCGTGTCTTAGGAGGAAGCTGAGTAAGTACCTTCGCTTTTTCTCGTCGGATCATGCACTTGGAGTAGAGACGTTGGCTAAGGGCTGAGAGGTTTTCGCCTTCGCCATACTCAGCGAGAAACTGACTTTTGCCGCCAAACTCGTTGAGTCGTCCCATTATGGAGAGTTGTGCAACAAGGTCTTCTGGTCGGTTTACAACTGGCGTGCCCGATAGCATTATCACCCAGTCTTTGCCAGTGCAGATGCCTTTAGTGAAGATAGTCTGTTGTGCCGATGGGTCTTTTACACGGTGCGACTCGTCGATGATAACAGAACGGAACTGCTTAATCTGTGGGCAGAAGACCACATCTTTCAGTCGGAAGTTCTTGCCACCCTTGATGTCCCATACGAAATATTTGCGCAGCGACTCGTAATTGACTATTGCGACGTGGTGCATACCCATTTGCAGGAGATACGACCATGTGGTGCGTGTGGAGTTGTCGAGGACGAGAGCTTTCTTATCCGTGAACTTCTCAAATTCCCTTTGCCAGTTGATTTTGAGGGATGAAGGACAAATGACAAGGCAAGGGTAAGCGTTGGCAGTATCGACGATGCCAATAGACTGGAGAGTCTTTCCAAGCCCAGGCTCATCCCCGATGAACAGTCTTCTTTTTTCGAGACCGTACTTTATTCCTTCCACTTGATAAGGGTACGGCTGGATGCGAAGATGGTGGTTTAATTCTGTACTTGCCATTGTTTATTCTGTTTTTACTGTCTGGAATGTATCTAAGACTTCCATTGAGTGAGTATATCATGTTACTTGTAGTTTTCTACTTCTTCGATAAGAGCCTGCCTGTCCGTGCCACGGAGATAGATACGCAGTATGGCATCAACCGATCGAGAAAAGAACTTCTCAAACTCTGTATTGTCCATTTTGGCAAAGCTGATGGAGCCAGTCTTTACAATCTGTCTTCCACCATGCCAGCGTGTGGTGAATAGTCCGAGATCAATCTTCAGACAATCGAGCAGGTCTTCTTCTGTGAATATCTGCATTTGCTGTTGAATGAGGTGCGGAAGATTGGCAACGGTGAGCCTAAGCAGAGCGAAATACTTTTTGTGAAACTCGTAGTTGCGAGGACGCTTGATAGTGCAAAGCACGTTGTCTCCAATGCGAAGTCGGTGCTTCTCGTCAAGGTCGCTGTCATACATTGGTATGAGTCCTATGTCAGTGACACGGCAGTATATATCCATATTCGTTAGAGATTTAGGCACCAGTAATGGAACGCCAGTTCTTCGTACTTCTCACGTCCACGATTATAGTTAGCGTCTCCACGTTCAATGTACTTCTTGAAGACAAGTCCGTTTTTCTTGCTGATAGCGTATATGAAATCACGGTCAGAGTGTGCGATGTCCATGTACCATGCACGGCTTCTATCCCAGTCGAAGAAATCGACAGCCTCCTCGAACTGCTTTTGTGATGATGCGAAGGTCGTCTTCAAGTCACCACCGAAGCCAGCCATCGGCAACCACCAGTCCCACTTGCAGCGAGTGTCAAGGCAGAAAGGAAAGCTACCATACTCGAACCGCTGTTGCTTGTTCACCATGAAGCGTTGAGTGTCGGAGAGTTCGAGCACCTTTGCAAGAAAGGGGTCGTGCTTTGCTTCCGTCAGTAGTGCCTGGTGCATCTGCTTGGCATGGTAGAACTCGTCTTCGGTGTACTGAACATCATCAACAGTTAGCTGATAATAGTTTACTCTTGACGGTTCGGTGATGATAGCATCCACCAGTGACCCAAAGCGGAAAGCCGCCTCCTTGTCGCCAAACTGCATACGAGGGTGCAATAGCTGCTTCAACTCTGTTAGGTCAGAGTTGGAGACCTCGGGGCGATTGTAGTATTCATCTGGATTGTGATTAGCCATAGTTACTTAGCTTTAACTTCTTCTTCGTATGATACGGACTCGTCGGCAATGGTGACGGAGTTCTGCTTGTCGTTGGCACGCTTCTCGCAGTAGGTTATCTGCTTCTTGAACATCTTTGTAAGTTCTTCGACCGTCATCTTGCAGCCTTCCTCAGTCCACCACATTGAGAGTACAGGCATGATGCCCTCGGGATTGAGCAATACGAGCTTCTTCTTGACGGCAGTCTTCGGCTGATAGGTCGGCACGCTAACAGAAGCCGTGTTGAAGAGAGCACCCATTTCAGACTGTTGCTTCTTCATTTCGAGTTCGGCAGCTTCCTTCTTCTCACGCTCAATGCGTTCCTGCTCCTTCTTTGCAGCTTCAGCCTCCTCACGTTCCTTGATTTCACGCTTGATACGCTCGGCTTCTTCATCACTGGCTGCTTGTGCTGCACGCTTCAGCTCTGCTTCCTTAGACGGCAGCATTGTGATGTACTCCTGCTTTGCCTTAGTGATCTGAGAGGAATACAGTTCACGGAAGTTGGCTATTAGTCTGTTGAGGACAGACGCACGAATGTTTGCAAGTTCTTCGCTGCTGACATTTGTAGGCAGAAGTACCATTGAACGAGAGAATGGAGTCTCGTCAAGAGTGGAGGTGAAGTTGGCTATTGTCTCCTTGCTCTGTTGAATGTTGTCAAGGGTTATGCCTGCATTGATGACCATGAGCTTGTTAAGAGAACCGTTCAGAACACCATTGAACACTCTGCGGTAGTCTTCTTCGAGGTCGGTGCGATACTTTGCAATAGATGCCTGCTTCTGCTGCTCTTTCATGGCAGTACGACGACGCTCTTCCTCTTGTCTACGCTTCTGTACTGCAAACTCGTTGCGGAGCTGCTGGAGCTGGTAAGGAACGGAGTCTTTCTTCGTTGGGTCTACATCCGACTCCATAGATGTGAAGTTAGTGCGTATCTCGTCGAACATCTTTGTGAGTGGGCTACGCTTGTCGTACATCTTCTTGACAGTCTTGCGTGCTTTCTCGATGAATGATGCCGCCTGCTGGTCGAGTTCGTCATTCATACCCTGCTGCTGAATGGTTGCAAGGAGAGTATTACCTGCTGCAAGGCAACGCTGACGTGACACTTGGTTCTCGCTATATGCTTGTGGAGCTGTAGAAGCAATAAGTTCTACATTCTCTCGCTTGATGATTGCTACTTCGGTACTCATGTGAAATTTGTTTTAAGTTGCGCCACCCGTGCCACAAGGCACAGGCGACGCTTGCGATTATGATTGAAAAAAGAAATTGTTAGAACGCTCCATCATCATCGGTGGCACCCTGCTCTGGTACCTCTGCCTTTGCAGGGTCGATGGTTACACCCTCGGAAGTGTCGACGGCATTGCCGAAGGCAGGATTATTGTCTACTGGCATTGCAGGAGCAACACCGTAGAAGTCGTCAACTTCCTGCTGCTTGTTGTCGTCCTGCTGGCTTTCAAGCTCTGTGCCCTTGCCGATGCGTATTTTTGGATAAGTGCTGAAGGCGTGCTTGATGAGCTTTGCAGCGAGGAAGCCTGTGTCGATGCCGCCATGATTAGACTGATAGAGTTCGTTGGGCTTCTCTATCCACTGACGAGTATTAACATCCCAACGACGATTGTTCTTGCCCGAGTAGTCCATGAGTCGCATCCAGTCTTCTTCAAGCATGACCTTGTAGTCAATAGAGCCGTCGGCACGAGTAATGCGAAGGAAGGCAGCAACGATGTGGTTAGACTTGTGTGGGAAGTGGCACATGTACTCGACAATCTTCTGTCCTCCCTTGTCGCCAAATGCAAACTCGTCCTCCTCGTACACCAAGACTGGGTTATCGGCATGTCTTATCTGACCAGCTCTTGTGCGCAATACCAACTCGCCATATCCGCTGACGGTAAGAGTAAGGCGACCTTCGTAGATTTTCTTGCCGCTTGCGTCTGAACCGATGCAGGCATTGCGTCCTTGCAGGTAGCAGAGAGCACGGGTGCCAGGCTCCAAAGAAAGACCACACACGGCAAGGTCGATGAATGAAGTGAAGACAGAGAAACTTGTAGCCTTCTGCAACTTCTCTTCGTCACGGAGCTTGTTGTTGAAATAGAAACTCTCACGCTCGTAGGCAGCTTCACCAGTACCTGCACCCCAAAGAGTGTCGTAGATCTGAATGAAACGTGCTTTTACAGTCTCGTTCTCTACCACTTCGAGTGGCTTGAGTTGGTTGATAGTATCAACCGTTAATGCGATATTACTCATATTACAGTGATTAAAGTGTTAAACTTACTTGTTGAGGAAGGGCAGGAGTCGAACCTGCGTCTGCTATTCATTATGGCAAATGGCAACTATAAGTGTTGTTCTACCGTTGAACTATCCTTCCATGTTGTGACTACCATTCGTCTCCCGACGGAGCAGCCACATACTAAACTTAAAACAAAAAAGATTGTATGTAGAATGAAAATTGCCTATCCGTATTTCCAGTTGAGATAGTCGGCTTCGTCTCTGAAGCCGTGAGCCTCATACTCGTCTTCTTCTGGGTTTTCCTCCTGCCATTCTTCTTCTATTGCATCCCAGTCGGGAAGAGCTTCCTCAATAGCTTTGCATAGCAGAGGGCAGTCGTGCTCATTACCATTGTCATGAACGATTACAACCGAAGTGTCACTATGATGGTCGATTACCAACTCTATAAATCCGTCATTGGTGTCTACCGTAGCGCAGGCATAAGTGGCATAGTCAATACCGCTGCTGCCAATCTCAGACTTGATAGCTTCGACCATTGCGTCATAGCACTCATTTTTGATTTTCGTCAGATTCATCGTCGTATTGTTTTTTGAGTTCAACAATGCCTTCGTATATCAGCTTGCTCCATTTATCGGCAGGGATTCCGTAGAGAATGTCAGCCTTTAGCTTCAACGTGAGCAACGCTTCCGATGCTCCCTCGTTGTAAGAGTGACGGTTAGCCTCGATGTACTCCTTCTCGGTGTAACCTCCGAGGAGGTTTATTAGGAACTTTCTCATTGTCATTCTGCTTTTTCGATTGTTATTGTTATCTTCAACTTGTTTGTCATTAAGAAGTTAAATCCGAATTCGACTTCTGAAAAGAATGCTCTGCCAAATAACTTTATAATCTCGTCGCAGCCGAACTGCCCTTTCATCTTCAAGGCTGCTTCCTTTTTAGGAGTGTTTGTCTCTTTATCGTAGGAGAGAGTGCATGCATTGTCGAGGTCTTCACACTCCATTACTGCTGTTACTTGTTCATCTATCATTTCTGTAGGTATTTAGGTAATAAATCGTTGATGTAACACCATACGGAGATACCGAAGTTGCTTACAACTTCACTCCATGGTATAAAGTCGTACAAGGCTGTAATAGTCACTTTCGCATCTACAATTTCGTCTTCCTCAGACACTAAATATAGGATTTGTTCGCCTTCTTCTGGTTGTTCGTTTGCACCGTGCCAAATGGCGTGCTTGAACCAATCAACGCCACGTAGGAAACCTACTTTCATACAAGCACTATTCTTAGGCTTGCTAACATTAGCAAACGCTTGTTCTGCCGCTTCTATAATATTATTTCTTTCAATCATAATTGAATTGTATTTATTCTTTAGCTTTACTTTTGTCATATTCTTCAAAGGTCTTTATCTTGTGGAAGATAGCACGCATATTGACCCAACGTTGCAGCGACTTATAGAAGGGAGCTGCATGTGTTTTGTTGTACACCATGACATAAGGCTCAAAGCCCATGTCCCGAAGCGTGTATATGCGTTCAAGGTCTTGCTCTGGAGTCGTGTCGTAGTTCGTGAGGACAAACACTTGCGCCCAGTGTCCTTTGTCGAGCTTGCGCTTGAAATGCTCTGCAAAGCATTGCAGACCTTTGAGAACTTTGTCTTTCTGTTTGTAGTCGTCCCATGCAAAGTGAATAGTGCTGAGTCGTATCTTGTTCAACATTTCCACCTTCTCGGGAGTGAGCAGTCTTGCGTCCATGCCCTGGTTGATGTCTACCTTTGCCTTGCTGTCCGCCAACTGCTGCAGTAGGCTTTTCCAACTTCGGCAGGCAAGTATATTCGGGTCGCACAGAACTATGTTCTTTTGCCCGTTCCACCATTTGCTAAGATCAGCAACCTTATATGAGCGTCGTCCTTCCTTTGCCTCAACGTGGCAGAAGTGGCAACCACGAGGACAACCCCTTGAAAGGAAACCATAAGCGGTGTCTTTGATAGTAGGATAAAGTGAGTAGTCGGGCATGATGTGCTCTATCTCGTAGGGCAGGTTTTCTGTGTAGATGTATTTCTGCCCACTCTTTGTAGGGTCTGTTCTTATCCCTGCTTCTGTGTGATACATCAAGTGTCCAGTAAACGGATTGTATTCTGGATGCCGATACACCTCTTTGCCGTCGACTAATTCAATGCAGAACCCAGAGCCACTGAAGTAAATCTCATTAGCGATTATCACTTGTCTGTCTATTGGAGTTGTGGAGAACACTTTAGAGATATACACTCTATCGTATTGCTCGAAGCTCATATAGAGTGACACATCATCGCCACGCTGCTTATGATAGGCGGATAGCTTCATCAGCACAAGGTTGGGGAAAATGTCGGCTTTTGTCTTGCCGTAACGTCTTCCATTTGCATGATTGCCCCAAGACAGGTCTGCATCCAATAGTCCTATCCGCATATCACCTTTGTTGTGTTACTTCTTTATCCCCTTCCGTATATGGCTCGGCTGTGCCGAGCAGGTGGGCGGTGTGCTCGTTGTAGGGGATGCAATATTTAAAAATGGTGCCCCCTACACAAACATATGGGAATTTATTATCTTTCTCATAATTAGAAAATAAACCAAGTCTCCAGTTCCTATATGAACCGTCTCTCACCAATACCGTATCAAACAGCTTGAACGGACATTCGAGCTTTACTGGCTCTACTTGCAGGGTCTCGTGGTTGTATTTGCCTTTAAGTATTCTCTCTGCTTTTTCAATGAACTGCTTGCGCTCTTCCTCTGTTGCTTTTCTGAAAAGAAGTGTGTCACAAACTTCTTCTTCACCTGTATTATCGTCACAATACAGATTGATAGTGGTATTGAACTCGGTGTAAGTGTTATTTGCCCAGCCGTCAAAGACAGCAGCCATACCACCTCCATTTTTTATTACCACGTCCCCTCGCTTGAAAAACTTCCCCCAGTCTCTAATTTCTGAGGAGGGGAATAAGATACATTCACCACAAGTTAAATAACGACCACTTGGAAATAATGTTTTTTCTACTGAATATTGGTCTCTTTGAATTTTTATACCATCAGTAGAGGTTACTTTAACTAATTCCACATTCCCCCATACAGTACTGTACAATTTAGTACCTTTCGGGCAATCCTTCAATATCTCTGCTATGTAAATATTATAGCTCATATTTATTTAAAATAGTCTTGTTGGTTAGATTGTGCCTTGCGCAGCTCTGCAGTGGTGTATTCCATCATGCCAACACGCTTGCAAGGATGAACTTTGTTTTGGCGTACCCAACGCTGCACATTGGCACGTCCGTATTGTCGGTACGCCATTCGTTGAGAGATAACCTCTGGCTCCTGCTTTATGGCTACTATCCTTTCGGCTATGCGATTGGATAGGTCTGCCATAAAGGTATCGTAGGAAACCATGCGGTCGGGGAATTGTATCTGCATCATGGGCTAAAAGATGAAGTCGGTATATACCACCTTGTCACCTTTGAACTCTCGGAAGTGACAGATGTCTTCAAACTTGCTGCACTCGTACTTCTTTGTGCTTCTGTCATAGTCGCCACGCACCCATACTTGGCTCTCCTTCGGCTCCTCAACTGGATTGAGTGTGAAGAACTGGTCACGCTTTAATTGCTTGATGGTTGTCTTCTCCATTACTCATCCTCCTTGTTAAAGTTGGGTATGTGCTCAAAAGCGACGGCTAAGGCAATAAGCATATTCACGAGCGCAACGATTATTGCAACGATGCTGTTGCAGCAAGCGAACAGCAGGAATAATGCGAAACTTACAACGAAGTAGATGTAAGCCAGCTTCTGTTTCAAAGTGAAACCCTTGAATTCCTCTATCTCCTGTCCGTAGAGGATTGTGATAAGCTCATTCATAAATCTATGTTTTAAGTTCATTATTTTGTTGGCATGGCTTAATGCGACAATGCTCAACGTATCTCTTTAGTATCTTGCAATAGACCCCATTCAGTTGGTTGCGCGAGTCTTGGCAACCGAGGCAGGGAGTTTTAGTTTGCATAGTGGTTATTTGATGCGTGTTATAAACTGTTCGCCTGTCTTGGTGGTGGTACTGAAGATATAACCTTCAGTTTTGAGTTCACAACAGGTCTTTATTACCGTCCTGTGTGAATATCCGTCGGGAGAAAGACATGTCTCGCCAACTGTCATCTGCTTCAAAGCATCGGATAATGATGCCGTCTGTAGTCTTTTTACTTCCATTTTCTTGTTATTATGATTACTTTTTAGTAACTTTATGGTGCAAAGCTAATAAAAATATTCGTGACGAGCAAATTTATTCGCCATAAATTTTCGTGTTGGCTAACATTTATTTTAGTACAAACCCTTTAAGTTGTTGATAATTATGAACTTAGAAGCGATTAAAAAATTTAGCGAGAAGAGGGAAGGCGGTTTGAAGAAATTAGCTGCTGATATTGGGATGAGCGAACAAAACCTACATCGATGTATTCGTAATAATAAAATTCAAGCTGTAGACCTTGAAAATATCGCTTTGCTACTAAAAGTAGATATACGTATTTTCTTTGATGAATCTATATCTAAGTTAGCAAATAATACAGTTGAGACTAACGGAGATTTTAGTCCTGCCTCAATGAATGGTAATGTATCTGTCGCCACAGATGCAGTATTGGCAGAGCGTGTAAAGTCTCTGGAGGCTTTGCTTGCAGAAAAGGAAAGGTTGATAAACGTTTTGATGAATAAATCAAATTGTTAAGTTCTATGAACAAAAGTCTTATTTATACGTTCATTTGCGAACTGGAGCAAGAACTAAAGGAACTCTTGTCGAACAATCGTTTTTCAGAGCTTATTCTTTGTGAGGTTATTAATGATGCAATAATTACAATGCATGAAGTTGATAACAGTAGTAAATCTGACGAAGACACAGCAAAAGGTTTTGTCATATTAAGTATTGAAAGATTTTACACCCCTAAATATCTGCAAGCCGTAGAGGATAAATATTGGAACTGGGACAAGCGTCTTCATCATGGCTTTAGAGGGCGCATTTTACCGACACCAGACAATCTTTTAAGGTTTAGAATGTCCGTAGACACAACAAGAAAAGAAGTCGACATGGAGAAAAAAGCAATGCTTCATGCAGTAAGTACACATGATTTCAAAAGCAAAATTCGCAAATATGGAAATATAAAACTCAATATTTATAAAATTATAATTAGCATAGCAGTTTTTTTATTAATTGCTATTAGTATTGTTTTTTATGCCCTAAATAATCGCTATTTACGAATGGATGAAGAAATTGTTTTTGATAAATGGACTGGAAAGAATATAAATGTTTTCGAACAACAACAATAAAGAAAATGAAGCATTCTTCACATAGCAAACCGCCCAAGCATATTGCACGAAATGTGTTAGCGACGAACAATGTTCAAAACTTGAAAAAATGAGAAAACAATGATGACAGAACAAGAAGCAAAAGAGTTTTTCAGTCTTCCATTGCCAGAGCGTTTTCATCGCTTCATGGTTGAGGAACTTATGAGTGAAGAAGATTATCAAGAAACGATGCGTAAGCATGAGTATAATTATTTGCCCATACTGGACTATATCAAAAAGAAGATGCCAGCGGAGTTCTATGCGTACTTCAACGATCTTCTTACAGTAGAAGAGAAGGCAAAGTTTTCTGTTGCGTTCAAACGAGCTATGCTTGGAGGTTTGTGATAGAAGGCAATGCTAACGATAACAATAAAAATTTTACTATGGAACTGAAGGAATTTATAAAGACGGCATTGTCTGACATAACCAATGCCGTGAGCGAGTTGCAAGCTGAATTGCAGAATGGGGCGATAGTTTCTCCTTCTGTGCCAAATTCGATTGCTAATGTTACGGTGAAAGACCCACAGGACAATAAAATTAACAGACCAATATCGAAAATAGACTTTGATGTTGCAATAACCATTGGAAGTACAGACAATATAGAGGCTGGAGGAAAAGTCGGAATACAGATATTTTCTGCCAAGTTGGGCGGAAACAACGAGAACCATACTGAGAATGTTTCAAGGATTACATTCTCAATCCCTGTTGTTCTACCTAACACCCATGTGGAAAATGAGGCAGAATGGTATGAGAAAAAACGTCCAAAACATATTATTCATGCAGATAATCAGAATATGAGCGACCAGTGATTGCTTGAAATGCAGTTTCCGCCCAATTATATGCACCGCAACAGGTGCTTTCATGCTTTAGATAAGCGAAGACCAATTGCGTGTACAATCTACGGTAGTACCAACTGTGATATAGTTTAAATATTTTCTTCATGTCCGCAAAGATAAATATTTTGATTGATAAAATCAGCATTCAAAACACTAAAGATTAGTTAAAAATAGATACGAATTATCAAAAGTTTACACCCACAATGTAACCGCCCGATAATCAACGAACTATTTCAGC